TTATACCTTAAATTCATATACTTTTTTGGTTACTCCTGCTTGTGGGAGTACATCAAAATGCAACCAACTAACGCCTGCTTCAAGACGAATTGCGCAAGGCAATAAGTCTGCATAAATCTTTATTTGATTGCGTGCTTGTTCGGCGGTCATACCTGATACAGTAAAATCTCCCGCCTTACCCAAGATATGTGCTGATAAATAAACTTGCTTTTTTGTTTTGACGAGTTCGCATTGATTGCAACGCAAACCCCTTTGCCAATGGTCTTTGTAATTGCAAGTCATCGGTGCTTGTAGAATATCACGCCTGATAACGAGCAAGCACCATAGATACGCCGTATCAAGGAATTGCCACGCTTGCTCGCCCCAACGGGCATAAGTGTGATTGCACACTAATTCTTTGATGTTGAAATATTGCTTTATAGCAGTAAGAATGTCTTGCCTATTCATAATGATTAACTTGTTTTTGTTACTAAAAATTGGTATTTACTCAAAAAGTTTAATGCCATTGTTCTGATTTCTTCCTGTTTGTCATCTGGGACGGTTTGTCCCCGCGTTGCATATACGGCGGTTATTTGTGCAATTCCCATAATAACATCAATGAAATCAGGCAGAAAATATGTGCTTTCAGAGATACACACCTTTCCATATTCGCTAACGCTTGAAATCGTTGCCGCTGATTCTAAACCTTTGAGATAAAGACTTTGTTTTGACCCGTTATTCTTCACAAAGAAATAATTGTCGGCATCGTATGCGTTCAAAATGCCGTCTGACCCGATTACCGTTTTAGGCTCGTAGGCAGGTGTATATGTGCCACTTGCACCCCACGAATTTGCTTGAATTGTGATTGTGCCATTACTGGTTGAAGAAGCAATGATATAGTAGCGATATGTGGTTTCATTTGCTGAAAGTGATGTTAAGCCTGTTTGCGAGGCATTAAGTGTTACGCTTGCGCTACCATTATATTCAAGTCCGCTTGAAGTTGCGCCAACCGTCATTACATCTACCCACGATGTACCCGATTTCTTTTGTAGTTTTACGGTCAATGATAACTGCAATTCATATCCTGCGTCTTGCACGCTTGCAGAGCAATTTGCGTATAGGTTAATTGACCGTGCTTTGTTTGCAGGTATGGTAAAATTAGCAGATGTGTATGTTGATGTGGTTATATTTCCCGTTGTATAACTACCTGACAAAAGTGCGGTTGATAATGTTTGCTGACCTTTTGGAATATAATTACTTGCAATTTTATTCGGAGTAACGATTATTTTTGTAGCACTATTATTCAAAACCTCTAATACTCCGCTTGCATTGATTTTGAATGTGCCACCGCCAAATTGTGCCGAACCGTCATCGTACAATATATATTTAGCCGTTCCTGCTTGTGCTTCTGCAATAGTACCACCTGACCAAAAAACAATGCCCTTGCCTGAATTAGTGTCTGTAAATTCGCTTGCAAGTCCAGTCCAACCTGAATAAACATTGTTATTACTGTCTTTGAGCAAAATAGTATTCGACAAAACAAGCCCACCTACAACGGTTGTAGTGCCCTGCAAAGCAGTTAGCAAAAACTCTTTATATGTTTGATATGCAGTTGATTTTGTGCCTTTTTGCAACATTGCATTTGTCATAATAAACTCATATTTGGTCAATGCGCTTTGGTCGGCACTTGGGACTGCACTATTACTTGTGCTGATTTGCAAAGTAACAACAGCAGCTTTGGGTAATTCGATTTTTAAGTCTCTGATTTGTGTAGGAGAATTAACGGTAATGCTTTCCGATGTCGCAATGATATTGCTTGGGTCGATGTAATTCCACGCTCGCAATGAATAAGTAAACGGGATTGCGGAATAATAATCTGTACCGTATTTGTCTGCGTGATAATACATTATTGCTTTTTCTGCGCTAAATACATAAGTCCCTGCCTCTAATTGCTGACGATTGCCGTAATTGCCTAACGGGGTAAGATACACCGCTGTTTGAGGGTAAGAGGTAGGAATATCTTTTGTTATGCTTTCTCCGTCGGGCATAAGATTGTCGCCACCTATACCGTCAAGGTCAAGACCATTAACCGTGTTTTGTAATGTGGTCAATGCCGATTGCAAGTCATCAACGCTTGAAATGGTAAGCACGCCGTTGATGTAGGAAAGCGAGTTGCCGAGTTTGAAAGCGTTTTGTGCGAGGTCGAACCACGAATTGCCGTCTTGAGAGATGATTTTGTCGGTTGAAATTCGCCCTGGTAGTATTTCGGTAAATCCGTACATCGTAACAAATGAGCGGTCGCCCTCGTATTCGCTGTTGAGCAATCCCACGAGCAAATGATAATAACCGCTAACGCTTTCAAGCCCTATGCCCGTTTCAGATAGCACAAATTCGGCTGTTTCTGCCGTTTTGGAACATTTGGCATAAAGGTAATAGTAAGTGCCGATTTGGTCAAGCACGGGCGAGTTGTAAGCGTTGATAGTCCAATACTTATATTCGCTTGCTTCGTGCGAGGCAGCAATGGTGTTAATGCCTAATGTGAGGTGCTGAATGACCCCCGCAGGGCATTTGAGTTGTTTGGCGTTATTGTCCCATTGTAGGTTGTATTGCACCACGGTAGGATTAGCCTTTGAACTGACAAATCGGAATTGCAAACTTTCATCACCAACGAGGAGTTGCATAGTCTGAATAGTGAGTGGCGAAATGCTATCTTGAAAGCCCTCTAACATTGCATTTTGCAGGGCTTCCATTGTTTCCTTTGCGTCCCGAAATGTGCGTTTGGTGTAGTTGATAGCGTCTTTGTATTTGTCGCTAACCTCGACTTTTTCGGCTTCGATTTGTTGCAGTTGTGTAGCGAATGATGTTGCTTTGACGGTGTTAGAGAGTTCTATTGTAGGCGAATAAGGCGAGTGCATATATTGCTTAATGCCCGTAATGCGAATGTCTGCGCCGTCAGGTGCAAATTGGTCATCGGTAAAATGAATATACGAGCCACAGAGCAAGCGACCGCCTATTTTGAGCCAATTTTCTTTTGCGTACTTTCCTTGCAGTTCGCCCGTAAAAGTGAATGCTTGTTGCTCGTGTTCTGCGAGGTATTTTGCTGCTTCACGGAACATATCCCAACTTGCGCCTGATTGTGTTTCGTTGTCGCAGAAATAAGCGTCAGGCAACATACAGCCAAAGATAGCGTATTTGTCGCCAATGGCAGGTTTGTAGGTAGCATTAGGCATTGTTTCGCCGTCAATCTCTTGTGGTACGAGTTCAAAACGGCGTTCTGTGTGCTTATATTTGAGGTCGAAATCCACGCCAAGAGCGGAAAGCATACCCGATTGGAAACGGACGGTCATACTTTCGCCTGCAATGATATAGTCGTTGTAATTCAGCGTTTCAGGAATGCTACTATCAAGAAAATCGTAAAAATTTTTGTCGGCATTGATTACTTCTACTGATGATACAACGCCCACACGGGACGGGTAGATGTTTGAAAGGTCGAGGCTATCCTCGTTGCTTGCTGATGTAAGCACTTTGCCTTTGCGCTGTATGCTCAAACCGTCTGCCGATGAGATATATTCTTTATCGTCAATAGTAAGCGTTTGTGATTTAGGCAAAAGCAAGAATTTACTGCCATAGGTTGAGCGGTCGATATTGCGGTCGCCACCTTGCACAAATAAGAGGTCGATTGCTTTGCCGTCATCGTCATTTGCTCGTCCTATGCCAGGGCAAAAACCGTTGCCACGCCCATAGGAGAGTGGCAACGGGTCGTCTTTGAAATACTCGACTTTGCCAAGACTGATTTTCTTCCCTATGATTTCCCATTCTGTGTTGAACTCGTCAGCAATCATTTGCAGAGCGTCAAGCACAAAAGAGTGGTCGAACTCAACCATTTTTTCTGTGCTGTCGATACAGTCGCCCACAATCCACCCGCTATCACGGCGGTTCATATTATCTACAATGAGTTGCAGAAATTCGAGCGGACGGGCGCACATAGAGAATTGCAATCGGTTGTCGCCCTCAATGGTATTGCGCAGTTTGTAATGTTTTGCCTTGGCATATTCGGCTTCAAGCACCAATGTAAATTCAAGATTTCGCACTGCATTTTTCTTGATGTTTAGAGGTTGATTGAGCGTAAAGCGTTGCCCCATAAAATAGCAATAAGTACCAACTGGAATATCTTTATATTCAGGCAATGAGAAATAGAGGGTCAATGTGTGGTCGCCCATTATTTCTTGCTGCATAAAACTGCTGTCGGTTTCCTGCACGGAAAGGGTTGTGCTGTCAGGAAGATATAAATCAATCATTGTGCAAAGTATTTACGATTTCTTTTGTTCTACATATTTTTGCAAGGCATCAAGTACTTGTTTTGTGCGTTCGCTACCGATTGAATCTACTATTGAGGCAGCGAGTTGTTGCACATCGTCAATCTTATCTTCTTCTTTGTTTTTGCCTTTGCGTGTGTTTTCGATTATTGATATTGCTTCAATAATGGTAATTGCGCCTGCGCCGATGATTGAGAGCAAAGGTGCATTGAAAATTGCCACATACGGCGAGAGGAACGATAAGATTACATCAATGAGCAAGAGAGCGAAAAGCATTGCTATATATTGCAGGTCTTTTGAAAGGGTACGGCGTAACCCCCACGATGTAGTGCGTTTTTGTCCTGTACGGCGTGAGGCTGCAATGCCCGTAATGAGGTCAAAGAGTGTAGCAGCGATGACCACGAGCCAGAGCAAAACGACTACGGCGACTTGTACCATAAAACCGTCAAAGTCGCCTGCAAGCAATGACGGAATAAATAAAAGAGTTTTCATTTTGATTTTGTTTTAATTCTTTTTGGTTTGTATATATTCGGGGCTGCCGATTTTATTTCTTTGTTAATGATTAACTTTGCATAATCACTTGCGAAATGTGCGTACTTGCAAATGCGAGTACATAAAACGGATTGCGCCGCCCGTTTGCGGTCGTGCAAATTCTTTGTCTGTCGCAAATAACCAAAGTATGAATTTACGCTACTCACGGTATACTCAATATCGCTTTTGCTTGGCTGTACGCCGTTTTCTTCGTGCCATAATAGGAAAGTATCAATCAGGCGCAATTTGTTGTACATCGTGCCTATTGTGCGCCGTTTAGCGAATTTACCGTAAGGCTTGATGTACTGACCTAAAAACTCAACACCTTTATATATCGGTTGAATATAGCATTTGTTCGGGTGCAGAGTAATGCCGTATGTTGATAGGAAAAGGCGTATTTGTGGCAGAGCGTCAAAAATACGCTGTTTGCTTTCGCTGATTATGTAAAAGTCATCTACATAACGACCGTATGCCCAAAAGCCCAAATCCTCACGCACGAAATGGTCAAAAGCAGACATAAAGAGGTTTGCAAAAATCTGACTTGTAAGATTGCCGATTGGCAGACCGTGGTACGGGTCGCAATAGAATAATGATTTGCCACGAGGCAAACAATCCCATTCCGATTTCGGTTGCTTCAATATACAATTATTCTGCGGACGATTAAAAACGATTTGGTAGATTATATGCTTCATAAAAGCAAGCGTGCTTTCGTCATAACCGCCTTTATCTTCGATTAAACGGCATATAATATCGTAAAGAATACGAATGTCAATCGTCATAAAGAAACTGCGCATATCGCCCTTAAAAATATATGCCTCTTTCGTGAAATTGTCGCTCACTTTGCGCATATAATCATAGCAACGATTTATGCCGTATAATGTACCCTTTTTCTTTCGGCAAGAATAACTATCCTCGATAAATTCAGCCTCAAGCAATTTTTCTATACGCCTGATGACTAAATGATGTACAATTCTATCCCTAAAATCAGCCGCAAAAACCTCTCTATCTTTTGGATGATGTACGATAAATGCAATACTGCGCCCGACCTCGTATTTGCCATTGTTTAATTCACGCCAAAGCACATACAAATTTCGGGTACAATCAATCTCGAACTGCTGACAATTTGCGCTTGCTCTCTTATGTTTGCGGCAGTCAAGATAAGCATTATATAATTCTTCGTATTCTACTAACATACACATAAAAATAAAAACAAACGGCGGGCAAAAGCAGACTATTCCAAATGTGGGGGAGCAAGCAGAACGCCCTGACCAAATTGTTATTGTTCTTATTATTGTTGTTCAAATTGCCATTGTTGCTATTCAGTTTATAAGCATTGTTCTGACTATACTCCGATGATGACCAATAATTGTTGTTCTCATTCAAGGGAACTGCAACTGAATTTGTGGTATCTGATAATGTATGTTCCAACATTATTATTACTCGTCTATCCCTTTACTATCCTTATAGTATCGTTATAGTGAGAGTGTACCACCCATTTAATCTTGTGTCTGCAACCGCTGTATTGTTTCCTTGCGAATAGCAATACTTGTGCAGGCTCGCTGTTTGTTTTTATATGCTGTTTGTTATCATTGCTAAAAACCGATTTTTGTCTGACGGTTTCGGTAACTTTCATATAGTTTGTTTGCGCCGTCAAGCATTGCGCCTATCATAACAGATAAGCGTGCGTGCTTTTTTGAGTTGATTATGCCGACTGCAAACCACTCTTGCACCAACTCGTCAATGATTGCGTATTGACGGACTGCCTCAAACATCAATGCCGATTTTTCGGCTGTGTCTTGCTGATTTTTGAGATATGACAGACGGAAATTCACTCGTGCTTCACGCAATGCCTCAATCATTGGCGTGCCATACAACGGCATATTTCGCTTGTGCATATTTTCAACATACCCGACCACCTCACGCATAAATTCTTCACTTTGCTTGTAAAGCAAAGTGTCCGTGATTGGTCGCTCTTTTCTGATGACGGGCTTTTTACTGCCCGCTTGATTTTCGTTTGTGTTTTGATTACTCATTTTTACTACTATTTCTTACCGCTTGCGCACAGGCGCAAGCGGATTGTTAAAGATTTCAAGATTAAATGCGGGGGAGCAAGCAGAACGCCCTGACCAAACGGTTACCGTCCTTACTACTGCTGTCCAAACCGCCACCGTAGCTATTCAGCCTATAAGCAACGCTCTGACTATACTCCGATGACGACCAATAATTGCTGTCCTCATTCAAGGGAACCGCAACTGTTGAATTGACCTTTTGAACTGCTTTTAATGCGTTCTGTATCACTTTCCAACGAGCCATTAAAAAGACTAATTCGCCCGCTGACGGTAAATACCAATCTCCTTGCTCTGTGTCCGCTGTCGAATAACGATAACAGCACATTGCGGCAGGGTAATGATTTAGTTTCGCATTGCGTTCAATTTGGCTATCCGTGCGCCAATCTTCTTGCCTCGTGCATAGGTTGAGTATTATGCTTGTGTTCTGTTTGCCGTTCAGGTCGGAAAGCATACTATCTTGGCTTGCACCAACGCCAAATTGTGCGTACAATTCCCAACGGTTAGTATAAGGACTTGGAAAAAATCGTGTTTCATCTGCCCATTGTACCCACGCCGTTTTTTCGTCTGTATAATTAGCAAAACCTTTGCCTTTGAATTTGTCGCTTGGCAAATAACCCCAATCTGCCGTATTGCCGTGCAAATTACCGCTTGGCAATACGCATTTCTGATAGCGACTATTTACACCGTAATTCACGAGGTCGGGAATATCGTAATATACCCAATTATCATTGTCATCTATTACACCGCCAAATTGTATATAATCATTGTTGAGTGTGCCAACATTCGGAGTGTCGCAAGACATATACACAAGGCTAATCATTCGTGCTTGCATTCCGTTAAATCGTTCAGGAATAACGACCACGCCGATAGGCGTATATCTGCTTGCGGGGTAAGATGTAGCGTTATATTCAGTCCAAAAGACATATAAGCGTGTATCATCTTCGGTATCATACAAAACGATGTCGCCTACATTTGCAAGCCTATAACGTGTAGCAAAATAGGTTTCCTTTGTCGTATTGATATGCGACAATGACGGGTAAGGCATTGAGCGTTTTAACTCAAAGAAATCAGCCTCGTTGTCAAATATATTTACTTTCTTAAATGCCATAACGATTAAAGATTTGCTATTTGATTGTCAAGGGTAATTATTGCGTCTTTCAGGTTATCCACACCGTCAAGATAATTTGTGCCGTCAAACTCAATCTTGCCCCATTCGTCTGCACCCAAAGAGTACTGCAACAAAGCAATGGCATAAACCAACACGCTTTCACGGTTATCTACATCAAGCACAAAGGCAGTATGATTGCTCGCATTAGTTTTGATTTGAGCGAGGCACGATGTTATTTGTTGCTGCAAGTTTTTTTTGTCAGCGGTGACGGTGGCAGCATATTCCACTTGCTCGGCTCGCAATTCTTTTTTCGCCGCTTTTATTTTGCGGTTTGTCAGGAATAGCATTACCTCTCGCAGTTCAGATAATGCCTTATCCAAAACATTTTTCAAAATTATTTCGCTCATTGTATTGAAAATTCAAAAAATTATAGTACCTTTGCAGCGAGTTTAATTGAATTAAATTCGTTAGTGAAGATTTAATCTTCATCTCGTTGCTTGGGATTTAATCCCGAGCAATGTTATTTTTATGGCTATTTCCTTAACCAAAAATCACCGCCTTGGTCATACACACCGCCAAAAGTGCCGTAGTTAGAAATAATTTCATCATCTCGTACAAGGCATATTCCACAGCGTGAATTAGCCACAATCATATCACGAGTAACAATTATTTCATCGCCGTCTGCATTTTTGCCACGATAACCAGTATCGTTATTTTCGTCATCAATCAAAAAATCACGCAAACTGTCATATTCGCCACTCGTAATCTCATACAATGCTTTGCCGTGGAAATCTGCATACTTGGATTTAAGTCGCAAATTATTAAACAAAGGCACTTTATCTGCAACTGGGATTGCCCATACATGGTGCCAACCTTTGCTATACAACATCGGTTGCTCATCTTCTTTGCGCAATTTATCTCTATCGCGAGTTCGTTTGGTACGACCAAAGCGCAAAGTACAATCAGACACATCAACGCTTGGGTCAAGAGCGAGATATATGCGTTGTTTTTCATCTTCTCTTGTGCTGATTACAACTTGCACATTCACATAATTGCTATCACCGCTTCCGCTACCTACGGCTGCTTTTATTTCTTCAACTGCCTGTGCTAAATTTTCAGGCGTTACAATAGGTTGAGCCATAATTGAAATATGATTTAATTGTTAAACTTATTCTTGATTGAAAACTTGTTGCACGATTGCCGTTACTTCTGCTTCGGTCATCGGTCTGTATTGTGTTGAGCCAGTAAAAGGCGCAATGTCGCTTTCGTCAAACTCGCCATTGACAATTTCAGTAACCATATCAGACGGCAACGGCTCAAACATTTCAACATCGCTTTCTTCGGCAAATTCCAAAGTTGCGCCTTCGTTTGATTGATAAGCGTAATAGTGCCACGACCACGATTGATTATTTTCTTCATCGGTAACGATTTCTGCCCACCCGTCCCGATTAGACAAAAACATTGTGGTTGAACTCGTGCGTGTTCTACGATAATACACACTATTAACCGTCAAAGAATAATATGTTGAGCGACCGCCTGCGTTACTCGTAAAGGACAAACAAACGGCATATATACCGCTGTCAAGTTCCATATCAATCAATGCGCCTAAATTGCGCACATAGATTGTATTATTCACATTTGAATTGGTTACATCTACAAATTCGCCCTCGTCCTCGTCATAGATATATATCTTTTGAGTTTCAAGCACCACATATAAAATCTCTGATTGTGGGTCTTCGATTGCTTCCAAATCGCTGTAAGTTTCAACCTCTACAACTTGTTTTATTTGTTCGCTACTTTCGATTGCAAGAGCGTCTATTTCATCGTACAACTCTTGTATGATTGAGGCAACGGTATTTGAGCCGTGCATTATTTCGCTTGATGTGTGCGTGTGAGTGATATTTGCTTTTTGTGCAAGTAATATAGTCAAAGCGTCCTCATACACATATTTATGCCAACTCCAATATGGGTCGCCGTTTTCGTCAGTTTCAACATCAGCCCACCCGTCAAGATTTGATAAAGTAAGCACGGTTGCAGTTACTATGCCCATACGACCACGGCGACTAACTTTTGTAACATTTAGGGCATATATATCATAAGTGCCTGCGCCCTGCGCATAACGGAAGCAGAACACAGTATAAACACCCTCGTCTAATTCGCTCGTGTCTATCTCGTCATCGTCTAACAACTCATCAAGCGAACTAATATACAAAATGCCGTCATTGTTTTTTACATTGACAAATTCGCCGTCCTGATACAAATAAAATTTGTTATCATCGGTCGTAATGTATATAACTTCCTCTTGCGGGCTTTCTAATGCCTCTAATTCGGCATAATCGGCAACCTCGACTACATCTTTGCGAGCGGCTGCATTGGCGGTCTGTTCTGCCAACGCCTGAATTTGCTTTTGCAAATTGCGGTCAGCCATTGCAAGTGCAGTTAAAGACGCTTGTAAATTCCTAACTTGCGCAATGGTATGCGTGTGCGAGGTTGCAGCCTTGCCATTGATTGCGTTGTACAATGTAGCAATCAAATCGCCAAACGCATAACGCTTGCTCTCATTGTTGCTATCAGTGGCAAGAATGTGCAAACCGCTATACGATTGTGCTTCGGTCAGTTCCGATATTTTCTTTGTTTTTAATTGTGGCATAACTATTCAATTATTATTGCATTATAACTATCTGCAATCACGATTTCGCCGCTTTCAGTAGCAAGTAATGTATCAGTCGGCACGGCGGTTTCTGACTTAATCACGGTCAGCGTTAAAGTAAATTCACACCACACTTTGCCATTGTTCAGAACATCAAATTTGCTAACTGAATTTGACTTGTAATAACATTGCATTGTCATCAATGCTTGCGCACTATACAATGTATGTTCGCCTGCGCTCATAACGGTTGCAAATAAAGCGTTCCACCGTTCCCAAAACGCTGTAACATTCGGAGCGTCAATAAGAAATTTGAGTTTAATATCTCGTGTCTTTATCTTGACCGCCTTTGTGCTGTCATATATCACGCCTGCAACCTTTTTAGGATTGACGGTAAGAGCGGTTTTTGTATTGCCGAGTTTTACGATTTCATCAACCGTACCTTTCAACACCCAAACGCCGAATTGCGAAAAGTCTATATCATCAATCTCTAATAGTCGCTGTGTTACCTCGCTTGCACCAAGAGCGTATGCCGTTCCCGTGGGTACGGTCGGACTGTCCTCTTGCATTTGCACGGTTATTTGTGCTATGTTAGTGCCAATCTTTACCGTATTGCAATTAAGTACACGCAAAGCAAATGATTTGTTCAATGTCGCAAATGAGTATGTGCGCCGTGCTGAATTGTTGAGAAAATCATAAAAATCTTGCAAATACCCGTAATCTTCTGCGACAAATTGCAAACTTATTTTACGACTATTCAAAACGGGTGCAGATAAATCAACCTCTACGCCATCTTCTTCTGCCCAATCGGTAACATCAACCGACTTAAAAGCAGGCATTTGAATTAGTTGCTTTAAGCCGTATTGTTGCAAATGTACACCGAAATTAGAGGTAATACCCTGCCCGTCTATGTATAGTTCGTTTATCATTTAATTATTGCGTGGTCGAGTGCTTTATATGTGCATAATGAGCCGCTTTGTTTGCGAATAAAAACACAAGCATAATCTTTGGCAGTAACATCAGCCTTTGCACCACCAATCAACCCTAAACGGCAACGGTGCGCCTTATCAATCGTGATTATTGCCGTTGTATTACCAATGAGCAACAATTTACGAGGCGGATTGTTCAGGACAATTTCGCCTGCGTCTATATACACGCCAAAACGCTCAACCTTATATGGTTTTGCGAGGCGCAAAGTGTCAAGCGGATAATCAGGGTGGTCTTGCATAAACTCAATGCCTTGCGTTGAGTTGAGCAAACGCATTAACTCCTCTAATGTTTCCGTGCCTTTGAATAAAGGGCATACGCCTCGTTTTACCGCTTCATCGTATGCTTTCTGTGTAATTGTTCTATTGTCGCTGTTTGCGTTCATTATGATTTAATTTTGATACCTTTTAACTGAATATCTTGCAATGTTTCCGATATACGATTTACCCGAGTTTCCACACCGTCTAATCGGTCGCTTATATCGTCTGAATTGTCGGCAATGTGCATAACGCTTGCAAGTATTTGATTTGTGGTATTGTTTAGTTCGTTCATACCCTCTACAAGCGAATATGTATGCCCTTGAATAACGGTCAGGCGAGCATTATTCTCATCAACGCTATCTTGTGAGGCTGTCGCTATTCCTCTCGATGTCCCCTCTCGCTCGCTGTCAGTCAATAACTCTTTGAGGTCATCAGGCATAGCGTCGTACATTTCGCTGAATTGGTCTTGTACGCCGTTGAGTTCGTCAGCAAGCCCCGTCATACTATCCAAAACGGTTTGAATACCAAGAAAATTACCTTGTTCGTCATACCATTTTTCTTTGTAGGCGTTCATTATATTTTTGATAGGTTCTTCGAGGAATTGCGCAACCAACATTTGCTTCACGATTTGCGAAATAATATCACGCACTTTGCTATGCCACGCCTCGGCTGCGTCTTCGCCACTTTGGAATGCCTCAAAAAAAGCATCTCCTAACTGACTTGCTATTTCCTCGTATGAGCCACCAAATATATTTTCAACCGCTTTGTTCATCTCCTCGTTCATTTCGGCAAGCGTTTCTTTCATTTGCCTTTCGAGGTCAGCGATTGCGTCTGTATCAGGGTGCTTTGCGTTTTTTTCTTCAACGATTTGCTGTTGCAGGTTAGCAACTTGCTCGCCCATATTTTCCAAACGCCCACGCACTTGGTCAAATTTTGCAGCACCTACAGCCTTGCCTGCGGCATACTCAATTTTTGCATATTCATCGGCAAGCATTTCGCCTGCACGCTGCAATACCTTTTCGGTGTTCGCTACTTGCGCAAAAAGATAGCCATAATACCCATAAGCGTCATACATCCACCCGTTTATTTCTTGGCGTGCTTGCGCAATTTTGTCTCTAACATCTTGTATTGGGTCGCCGATTTTTTCAAACAAAGTAACCGCTTCTTCGTTTTGCAATTCCCATTTCAATTCTTCAAGACGAGATTTCAATGCTTCTATGCGGTCGAGGCGGTCTTGGTCAGATGTGAATAAATTAGCGATTGCGGTTGCAATTTGCAAAGCGGCTGAAATCACGGTCAGGATAATGCTCGCTTTCTCCATTGCAGACATTGAGGCTACGCCTGCGGCAGTTGTCGCTTGCATTGCGGTACTTGCGCCCTCTACCGTTGTTTCAATGCCTTTTGCCACGCCTTTGCCTACATCGGCAATTTCGTTTATGATACTCGTGGTTGCGTCCATTACGCTGTCGAGTACATCAAGGGCTTTGCCTATGCCGTTGCTCACATCAGCAGAAAAGACGCTTGCGAGGTTTTTAGCGTTTTGTCCTACGCTCGATATTTTGGTTGAGCATTTAGATAATTGCGTTGCAAAATTCTTATAAGCGGCAGTAATGTCATTGCGTGCAGATAAAGCCTTTTTTTGAGCGTTATTGTACGAGGTTTCAGCACCATTTAATGCGACTTGTGCTTTTGCTATTCGCTCTTTATTTTTGGCAATTTGTTCCTCTGTAACTGCCTCTGAACCGCTATCAACTAATGCCTTTAATTCTTGTTCCTCTTGAATAGCGAGGTTGTATTCTTGCTGTGCTTCTGTCAAAAGGATTTGACTTGCAACCATTTCTTCAAGAGCGGTTTTGTAATCGTCCTTTGCCGATGTTATACGCTGTAAAGCAAGGTGCATACCTGCAAACGGATTACGATTGCTGATTTCATCTTCCATTTGCACGATTGCTTGTTGCAAGTCTTTGATTTCGTCAATGCCCAAATTCGCTTTGTTAGCGTCAAGATATGACTGCACTTTTGCAAGCGTATCAGTCAATGACGATGTGGCTTGCTCGCCCAAATTGCCAAACACGCCACTCCAATCAATATCTTTTTTGAATTTGTCGATGTCAAGTTGCGACAATTCAGATTGCATTTGCTCACGGGCTTGCTGTGCAAATTGAGGCGGTATTTGCGCCAACCGTTGCTCCCATTCGGTAGTCAGTTGTTCCCGTTTTTGATAATAATTTCCGTATGTTGATAGCCAAAAATCCTCAATCTCTTTGGCTTGCGCCTTATCCATTTGCTTTTCTAAATCTTCGCCTTGTTCAACGGTAATCGTACCACCTGCAACATCTTTTTCAAGTTGCTTTTTTTGCTCATCATATCGGCGGTTGATTTCGGCAATTTTCTTTTGTTCCTCTGTTGCAAATACATCACCAACTTGCTGATACAACTGCATAATGTATTTGGCATTATCTTCTTCCGCTTGCTCACGCTGTTTAGTCGCTGCAAGTTCGGCATTAGTCTTTTGTCGCTCGAAATTAGCATTATCTTCGGCAGTCAATGATTTGCCCTGCTTTTTCAATGCCGCTTGCAATTCGGTTTTTTGTTTTTCGATAGCCGCCAATCGTTGCTGTTTTTCCTTTTCGATTTGAGCAAGTTTTTTACGCAAACCGTCCTGCATTACGCTGATTTCGCTCTCGTCAAGCGAGCGTTGCATATCTTCACGCTTTTTCTTGATGTCATCAGCAATCTTTTTATAGTCGGTTTTGTCGTAATCTTTGCCCGTCAAAGTCTTATAATTGCCCGTTTGCGTGCTACGCTGTTTGCGTGCTTCTTCAAGTGCTTTGGTTGCATTTTCACCGTATGCTGAATAGTCAAAATCAGGATTGGTTTGTATTTCCTTAATGACTTTATCTAATGCTTTGATTTTGGCAGTTGTTTGCTCAACCTCGTCTTTGTATTTCGATAATGATTTCTTGCTTTCTTCGTTTTGTGAGGCGTTTTGTTCCTCTGTCAAGCCTGCACGCTTTTTAGCCTCGTTTTCTTCATTCTCTGCCTCTGTCAATGCTTCGGTTGCTTGCTGTTCCGATTGTTTGGCAGTCGTCAAATTTTCGATATTTATGCCAAGTGCTTTATATAAATCAGCAGTAGCACCTTGATTGATTGCCAACGAGGAATTATTACCACTTAATGAGCCTTGTTTGAAAAGGTCGCTCATAATCGCTCGTATCTGTTGCGCCTTTTCTTCGACCGATAAAGTTGTATCATTCAAAACCTCGTCAAATGAATTTTTGATTTTCTGCTTATCTTCGTCAGTTAAAGCAACCGTTTTCCACGAGCCGAATAAACCGCCTTTGTTGCTATATTCCCATTTTTGCAATAAATCATTATTGATAGCATTATATACCTCGTCAATAGATTTTTGCAAATCGTCTTTTGCTTTTGCGGTATTCAATTTTGCTTCATTTGCGCCCTGCACCGCTTCATTTGTTTTATCGGTATAACTTGCTACAACAGCCCTTTTTGCTTGTTCCTCGTTATATACTTTCAGGCGGTCAATAACGCCTTGCAAACCCTCTTTTTCATAATCCAATCCTTTGAGAATATCAGGATTGATTTGGTTAATTTGTGCAAGTATTTTCTTGCGTTCATTTTCCTGCGTGTTTGCGTCTGTGAGTTTATGCGAAAGATTATTGATTTCGTCAGTTTCATTGCGGATTGCCTTTTCTTGCTCGCCGATTTCTTTTGTGGTATCTTCCGTTCCGCTTTTCCATAAAGCGATTGAGCCAACGAGTGCGCCAATACCTGCAATAGCGACCGCAATCCACACATAAGGGTTCATCATTGCAGCCGTATTGAAAGCGATTTGATTGGCAGTAGCAACGCCCAATGCCTTTGCCATATTCAGATATTCAGATACGAAAGTAAGAGCCTTTTTCGCTTTTTCAAGTGCTATTGTGATTGCGAGAGCGGTTTTATAAGCACCATACACGATTACGAGTTGCCCAAGTACTTTGCCGATAGTTTCGTAATTGTCGATAAGTGCAGACCCGATTTCAATGCCCTTTTTCATTGTGTCTTGCATTTTCTCGCCAATCTCATTAAACATATTCGCCAAATCGTCCTGCAACTGACCCCACGAGGCGGAAAGGTTATCCATTTGACTTTCCATAAGCCCTGCAAATTGTCCGCCCTCGTCAGTCAAATGTGCAAGTACTTTTTGCAAGTCCTCAAACTTGATATTTGACCTATCAACCTCCATTCCCATTTCTTTCATTACATCGGTAATGACTACGCCGTGCGCCGCCCACGATTGCAGGTCTTGTGCTTGTACTTTGCCTATTGATTTTGCTTTGTTGAATAACTGCACATATTCTTCAAGCGGTTTCTTCGTGCCTGACGCTATATTTGAAAGTTGGTCAATAATCGGTATCAAATCTTCCGTTGCATTGCCAAACGCTATAAGTTGCGTGCTTGCCTCTACCAAATCGGTAAATTCAAACATATTGTACCACGCATAATCTTTTAACTCATTGAAGAATTTTTTGCCCTTTTCAGCCGACCCCAAAAATACCGCCATACTGCTTTCAGCGTCTTGAAAACTCGACCGTACCTCATACACTTTACTAACAAGCGATTTTGCGGCACTAAACGACAAAAAGCCTGCCCCTACTTTGGCAAGCATATTGCTCATTTTGTCGCCTGATTGTTCGGCTGCATTACCTAACTCCTCAAACGCATTAACTCCACGCCGTGCGCCGTCATCAATGTCTGTGGTGTCAAGAATGGCTTGGTATTTTAATTCTTCGTTCATCGTCTAACAATTATTTCATCTTCAAAATCATTAAAATTATCAGGGTTGCAAGCGTCTTTGCTATCGTCATACAACGGATTACTGCTTTCTTCTTTTTCGTCATCGTACATAGGCATTGCCCGTGCGTACATCAAAGCATTTTGATACGATATTTCATACAACGCATAATCAACCGTGCAATTTAGCGTTTTTGTTATACCCAACACGATAGCCCAAATGCTATCATTTAATCCACTCCCGCTGTGGGTTTTAGAATGTTTGCCTCTTTTAGGGAAGTGGTAATGGCGAAAAAATCGCCAACCTCCATATCACGCAAACGCTTTATAAGTATATTCATCATTACAGACGGGCGCATATTGTCAAGTATCAACTGCGCTAATTGCTCCCGTTTTTGTGCGTTTCCTTGCGGTTTCCTGCGTTTTAATCTCCCAAACAAGCATTTTATCGTGTTTTGATTTTCGTGCGTTTGTGGGGCAGATTTCGCACCTAAAACGAGAATTGCCACGATGTCAGCAAGCGGTCGGAAATCTTTTGCAGTCGTCAATACGATTTTTGCAATCTCTTTCGGGTCGCCTGAATAAGTTATTTGTGGCAAAGTACTGATGATTTCGCTAACGGCGATGAGCGTTCCAATGCTTGGACTTGCAATATCGTAGCGCACGCCGTCAATTTCAAAATAAGTAACGGGACGCTCCAAAATCGCTCCCGCTACTCGTTGTTCTATGGTTAATTTATCGTCCATAATGATTTTAATGTAAATAGTTTGCTCCCGCCCAAGTAGTCGAAACTTGTACGCCTGCGACAAACAGCCTATAAAACGCAGAACGCAGCCAGCAACGGGAATTATAATGGTTTTACCTGCCTACCAAAAAGGGTGTCTATTCCACACGCCAAACCTAATCTAATACCGATGAAAAACACAAACGCAAGCACGGTTGTTAGTCGTGCTTGTTTTTAGTCGCCTTGCGCACTCGGAGCGGAAGCAGCAACCTTGAATTTGCGGTACAACTCGTTATCCTCGCATTGCAGGATTTTGAATGTAAGGACGGTTGAATGACCCTCTTCCTCTGAATAAGCAGGCTTGAGGCTTACCGATGCTTTACGCACCTTAATACCCGTAGCACCTACATTTTTCGGCGTGAGGACAAAAGAGTAATCGTCATCAACCAAGTTGGAAGATACCACCAATTCGCCGTCCTGATTGACGGTTGCACCGCCAAATTTTTCACGAACTGCGAAATCTTGCTCCATTACCGTGGTTTCAAGCGTCAATACAGGCTCGTTGCTCTCGCTTGCGACAACTACGCCGCCCGTTGCTTTTGCTTCAAGAGTATCGCCGTCCTCTGCCGACAAAGTAGTCGATTTGTCTTTGATTACTCCAGGCTCAAACAATTCGGTAGCCATAGCGTCATTTGCGCCCGTTTTACCTATTTCGAGTTTGACTTTTGACCAACTCATTATAAGTTTTGACATATTCGTAAATGAATTAAAAGATTAAACAAAATTATTATACCGTTATGCGTCTATACGCTATTCGTGCATAAATAAAATGCTGTTGTATGTCGGTTTCAGCAAGTGATATTGGTGTAGCGTCAAGGGAGTATAGATATTCCGTTGATGTGCATTGCTCAACAAAGGAAATAATCAGATTTTCGAGTTCGGCAATTCGTGTTTTATTTACAACCATTTTGCCGCTCTTAATCTTGATGTCGGGCACATAAACATTAAGCACGAGTATTCCACGCTGTATTTGTCCGTCTAAACCGCTCACGAACTTAACAATACAATCTTCCTTTTGTGAGTTATCGGGTCGCATTTCGTCCCGATATACAGCACCATTGATTGCTTTGCCAAGGTCGCTCTGTTTGATTTCGACAAACAAATCTTGCTCAATTATTTCTGCTGCCTTTATCATTTCTTAAATCCTAATTGTCGCAATAATTCAGGTACTAATTCTTGTGCAAGCAACTTTGAAGATGTCAAGACATTTTTGCCTTTTGCTTCAACATATATTGCGTAGTTCATACCTGCTGCGACTACTAAAACAATGCCCTGAATGTTTGCGAGGTCGCCCGCAAGTTTGCGTATCAATTTACGCATTTGCTTCACGCCCTCTGCACCGTTATTCGCCTGCTCTTTCTTTCCGTCTGTTTCAGCCGTACCGCTTCCTGAAAATTGCTCTGCGCTACCATATCTGACGGGCTGACCGTTATGCAAAACTACATAACCAATACTACTGCGCAAATTGCCCGTTATATCGTTGTAGTTGCCATAACCTCGTGCCTCTGATACGCATTGCTCGCCCACATAGCACATTAAATCAATCAACGCTTTTTTGATTTTGTCGCTGTCCGCCGTGATTTTCTTCTTGATGTCGAAAATACGGGGTGTTTTGATATATGCTTTCTGTGCGCTCATACGACTAATAGCAAACGACCGACTGTGAGTAATGGTTCAACTTTCAAAATGTCGAATGAGCCTAATTCTTCAAACGGGGCGTAACCTACATTTTGATTGCGTTGCAACATTATACGCTTTGCGCTTTGCAGTTCCGAAAAAAGACTATCGGAATACTCCGCTGTAATTTCAAACGATGATTGTCTAAAATTGCCGTCCTGATACACGCCTTTCCGATTGTCGGAAATCGTTTTAATCAGACACTCAACGGACTGCGAATAACTGACTGATGTACGAGCAATCGGATTGCCGTACTCGTCAAAATCGCTGCCGTCTGTCAGCAAAATTTCGTATTGAAAATAACCATTAGTGCGCATACATTACCACAAATTAGAACCGCTTTCTACTGATACACGATGAATAAGATATTCGTCAGCATCCAAGCCGTAATCATTGCACCACATAGCAATGCTATCATTTATACGGTCAGCGTCCACCGAATGACTAATGCCATTCTCGTTTTTGCTGCTTTCCACATAGCCCGTAACAAGCAGGATTGCCAATTTGAGCAATGCGGGGTCTTTTGGCGTTGCCTCAATGTCGCTTTCAATGCCCTCATTGAAAAGCGACACTTGCAAGGTGGCAACATCAGCATAGAAAGTATTGCAAATTGCGTTGCAAAGATTACGCAGGACTTGAATGTTTGTCATACCGATTTACTTTTATCAGGATTTAGTAAAACCAGTTTTCAGCACGAATATGCCGTTTTTCTCCGTAATAACGGGCATAGCATATACCTCTGCTTTCGTGAACTCAACGCCGTTTGAGCCTTGAGTTTCGCCAACGCCCCATTGAGATACACGCACACGGCCGTAGTTGCTATAAGCAACGCCCGCTTCTTGCTTCAATTCGTTGTTTGCAAACGAGTTTTTGATTACACCCAACTTGCCGTCAGGTACAAATACCATATTTGCTTCAACGATTGGAGAAACGGTAGCCGCTGTAGGTGCAGTCTGCACACGGATTTGACGGCGGATAGGCTCAAAGATTGGGAAATCGTTTTGCTGCATATACTCGTTAAGTTCTTTGAGTTGAACCATACGAGCCGATTTGTCAGTACCCCAAACCATTTTCTTGATTTGAGTACTACGGCACATATACGAAATAAGTGCAGGAGCGCAAAGGATTTTGCCGAATTTCACAATGTCTTGTGCAGCGTCAATGACTGCCTGAATATCCTCAAAGCAATCAACGCTCGCAAGATTGGCGGTAGTCCAACTTGTGGTCGCTGTTGCAATGTTGCTTGTAGGCAAATTGATGTTGTAGTCGCCACGCACACCACCCTCGGGGTTGGTTGTGTTGTCGAATGTAAATTTGCCCTCGTTGAAAAGCAGTTGCAGGAAGATATAGTCAATCTTCGCCAAAACGCCGTCCACCACCGTATTAACATCACCAAACATAAGTTTGATGAGTTCGTTTTTAACCATTTCGTCAGGCAGACGCTTGCTGTCAAGCAACTGCAAGATACGGCGGTATTTTTGTACCGTCATAGGACGAGTGATTGCGTGGTGGAATACTTGCTCTTTCAGGGTTTCAAAGCCCTCTGAACCGATGATTGCTTCTTTGCTGTCAAGACCGATAGTAGGAGCGGCAATGGTAATACCATATTCGCCGATTAACTCCTCAAAATCAAGGCTGATAGTAGGAGTGTCCCAGTCAAGAAAACGCTCGAAGATAACATTGTCATACAACTGCTTGTGCAGTTGGCTAACTTTGTCAAAGCGGACTTGTACATTATCTACAAGTTCGCCATAAATAGAACTATACAATGCTTCTTGTTCCATAATGATTATTGCTTAATGTAGATGATGTTGTGGTTGGTTGCAAGACAATACCCGTCAAGCCAAGCAGGTGGGATTGGTGCTGCAACATTTTTCAAAATAACTGCCTCATAGGCAGCGTCCAGAGTAGGAATACCCATGCCCTTGATTTCAAGGTCAGAGGCAACAACGGCATTTGCAACATACTTTGCGCTTGCCACATTCGTGGTGGTTTGAGCCGTGCCCTCGCCCGTGGTTACTTGCTCGATTACCGCTTCTTGCAGGAAATCATCGGCAACAAGACCAGTAATTGCGCCGCTCAAAGTCAATACATCGTAATCGTCATTTGAGGTATCAATAGCGGAAATGGTTTTGCCCGAAGCGTCATTGCCGATTTTGAATACCGTATCGCCGACTGCGAAATACGAGCCTTTGGAAACACGAGGCTTGGTAGTAGTACCACCTGAAACCACCTTTGCAACCTTAACGATTGCCGCCTGCATATTGTCGAAATCAACACACAGAGGAGTGCCACGATAGACAACTGTCCCCGTTGCTAATGTCTGTACAGGAGCAAAACCGCCAGGCAGGACTTTACATTCGCCACGCCAAATAGCGGGAAAATCGCCCTTAAACTTTTTGGTTTGAAATAGAACAGCCATAATGCTTAAAAGTTAATGATTAAAAGGAATTTTGTTTGTTACTTGGCATCGGGTAGTGATTTTGCCCACGCTTCGGCAGCCTCCTCCATTTGGGCTTTACGGTCGCTTTCCGATGTCTGTTGCGCCTTGGGCGCGAGTTTGTTTGTAACAAGGTCTTGTGCCATTTCTTTCAATTCCTTTTCGATGTCCTCGTCCTTTGCGTCATCAGCAAAGCGCAGACGCTTCAAAAGAAAATCGGGAATGTTCAACTCCTTGCCTTTGGCATTGACAAACGCCGTGCGGGTCTGTTGCGACTTTTCGTTTTTCAGAGCGGCATTTTCATCTTCAAGAGATTTCAAACGCTTTTCCTGACTTTCACGATAAGTCTTAAACCAAGCAGGCTCATTCTCATTGCCGTGATTGCCCTCGCCGTTGCCCTCGCCGTCACCGTCAGCCGATTGCTCCTTTTTCGATGGCTTTTGTTGTGCCTTTCTTGTGATTTCCGCCTGCATTGATTTAGCAAACGGCACAAGCAAATCCACTTTCTTTGTAATGTCCTCATCAGACGAATTGTCATCAAGACCCTCGCTTCCAAGTTTTGCCAAGTCCTCGATTGCCTTTGATGTAAGACCGAAATCCTTACATTTTTCAGTAAGCAGGTCAATAAATTTCTTATTCATATTCGTAGTAGTTTTGAAAATCCGTGCAAAAGTAGTGATAATTTTCCAAATTGTGGCTATCAGACACAAAATTTTTCAAAATTTTTTTGCTCTGCACCGCTTTTTATTAGTGAGAGTTACAGAAAAAAGTGCTGTAAAGCACTAAAAATTTTTTCGGAAAAAATTTGCAAATGCTAAATAAATGTTGTAATTTTGCCTCGTCAAATGATAAAAAATGCGTTTGATAGATACAATAACAATCAAAAACAAACAGCAAAATGAAAGAGTACATCGTAAAGCACAGCAACGGCGAAACTGAAACTTTTTACCGCCTCGCAAGTGCGAAATCAGCAATCAAAGCCGACAATGGCGCAAAAGGTTTTATTTATAAAATCTATTTTAACGGCGATTTTGAGCCGTGTGGCGAAATCAAAATGAAAGGTAATAATGCAACACTAATGGCAGGTGCTACCCGTCAGACAAAAGCAAATTATGTTTAATCATTAAAATAATAACAAGCCTTATGACAGAACAACAAGCACGAGAGTTGGCTCAGTTGATAAACGGGACACTCGCAGAAACCATTAACACCGTAGTCAAAAAACGCCTCGGAATTGACGCTCAATTTCTTGCAACGGCACATTCCTCGTTTTACAGCGGTTGGTATGTTAAGACCAAGCAAACAAACACAGACGAAACCACAAAGGCATTGACCAAATCAAAATTGCTTCGTGCAATGTTTGAGAGTGGCGAACTCGAATTAAAATCTTATCGTTCAGACGATGAAAACACGGTGCATTTTAGCGTACTTATCGGTTACAGCCACCCGCAAGGCGGAAGCAACGGATTAAGCGACTTGCTCGTTTTCTCAATCAACACAAACACGCTAAAAGTGCGTGTGCAAAAGTAATGTATAACTCTAAATAACAAACAGCCTTATGAGAGCATTAAAATCAACCTATGACGCTTTGAAAGCGCAGGGCATTGAGATTAAGATTTATCCCAATGCAACTTACGAAGAATGGTACAAAGAATGTTGGCAGCGTGAATATGATTGGTGCGCCAGCTATCACAAGAATTGGAACTCGCCGAATTGCTACGGGTATATCCACAGTCAAGAGCAATACGAGGCAGAATGTACCAAATGGGCAGACCAGCACGCCGCAAAGCGGGCTAATAATTGGTACGATAGCGAATATCTTTATATCGCTTACGAGGGCAGGCTGATACGCCGCAAAATCGCCACAAAGAGCAAACAAATCACGACCGAATATGTGCTTAATCAGGTAGAAAAAGACCGCAAGGCATATCAAGGCAAATACGGCAAATTCGCTGTCAAAATGCAAGCATTATTGCACGCAAATAAAATAGGACGCTCGATGTATATTTATCCTACCACATACGGCATTGGTGTGTGGGCAATCTATAATTTTGCGCTGAAAGAATGTATATCGTTGGTCGATGATATACTGAACGAAAAAGGCATACAATTCCGCAATGAGTATTCAGACGCTGAATGGGTATATCGCTATGTCATCAGCAAAGAGAAAAGCAATCTTGATAAAATCAACAATTAAAACAGCCTATATTATGATTGAGATAATGAAAGCAGCCGTATATTGCGGCACATATTACCGCTATAATTGCGGTTCGTTATTCGGCAAATGGTTGAAACTTGCCGACTACAAAGGCAAATCGGAATTTCTTGCAGCCTGTCGAAAATTGCACAGCAGAGAACACGACCCCGAATTTATGTTCCAAGACAGCGAGAATATACCGTCATCAATGTACGGTGAGAGTTATGTCAAAGAGGAAATTTGGCAAGTTATCAATGCACTACGCAACTGCACGCCTGACAAACAGCAAGCATTCTACGAGTATTGCGAAAATAACGGTTTAGAACAGGATTTACAAGCCTTTCAGGAGTTCGACAAGAAAAACATCAGTCAGACAAAGAAAATGCCATACGAGGAAGAAATCAAAGCAGAATTAGCAAAATGCAAATGGGCGCAAGATTGGGATTACCTCAAAAAGCATTCAAGTACCTTTATTAAGATTGACGGCAAAATAGTACGCATTGAAAAGCCCGAAATTGAAACTCGCTTTTGTTTTGGTTATTCTGATTTCGGTCAGGGTGCAACTTATGAAGAGGCAAACGAGGCTTGCCAGAGTTTCGGCGAAAAGCAGTTTTTGCGTGAAAATCTAAAATCGTTTGACGATATTTTGGATTATTTCTTGCCTGAAAATGAGCAATCAGACCATTTGCATTGGCAGGGTCGCAATCTGTATCTCTACAAGAATTATGATTACGATATTTATAGTGTGCATTTTTTGAGAGATTACGATGTACAAAACGAGCCTTGGCGTTGGGGTAAAATTACGCCTATTAAAGTAAGTGCAGACGGTGTGAAATTTTATCATCAAACATTGATTTCCGAGCGAGCCAAATTTGAAAAACGCCTGCGCTCGTATCTCAAACGATATGGCACAAGCAAGTTGCACACTTGGACTTATTAGAAAGACGAATAGAAAGGAGGTTTGTATGAATGAGAAAGTAAAAGAGGCTTTGGATTTCGTTGTAAATTCGACTGATTATCCTCGCTACGCTTATATGACTTTGAGCCGTTGCAAAATGGATTGTAATTTTTATCTTGGCTATGGCAATCGTAAAAACGATGTCTTATATATGGGCAATCCGCAAGACCATATAGATTTTATGAAAGCACTATGGCAACATCTTGATGAAAAACCCGAATGGCTGACCATTGAGCAAATAAATGAATTTGAAAAACAAATGAGTTAATAATCTCAAATGCTGCGCTAACGGCTTGACGGGCAATAATCATGAAACAACTAAATTCAAATTTTACGACTCCCGAGCAGTCAAAAAGATTGCTTGAATTGGGACTTCCCGCTGATAGTGCGGACTGCTATTATGAAGCATTTGGATTCGGAAAAGGTTATCAAACATTCCCAAATGCGTGTGGCTATTTTGATAAAGATAATCTTCTTGATTTACCGTGTTGGTCAGTCGGCAGGCTGATTGAGATACTAAAACTTTGTGTAACAAGCACTCTGGATTTTATAGATATAATAGAAAATGTAAGGGTGTTTGAAGATACTTTGCAAATTCTTGTGCAAGCATTTTCGGAATATGCAGATGTTATTGATTTTTCAAAATTGGAAGAATAATATGATTAAAGATATAAATGATTATGGTATAGATTTATTTATAACCTCCGAATACGGGTTATGTAGAATCACTATACCGAATAAGACTCCTACCGTCGCTTTTTTATCTACAGTTATAGTTGACGAAAAACATAGAAATCAAGGTTTGGGAAATAAACTTTTAGATAGTGCCAAACTCATTGCAAAAGAATATCATTGTGAGGTTTTAACTTTACAATGCGATGAAGGATGGAAAGCAGACTGGTATAAGAGGAAAGGGTTTATGATTATTGGAGAAGGCTATGACCCAAATATGATTATTATGAGTTATAATTTAGGTTCAACCTTTGATTTGTCAGAGGACAATGGCAATACCTGTTATAAATGCCATTTGTACTGGGCAAATCGGTAGTCAATCACGAAAAAGAGCGCAAATTTGCGAAAATACTTGTATATGTTAAATATATTTTGTAATTTTGCGCTCTCAAATATACTTTTTCGATTATGGAACGCACTAACGGAAATAAGGTTATTCATATTGAACTCAAAACACCATACGAGGGCAAACGCCATTGGTATTTTGGGTCGAAATCAGCCGTATATGAAAAATTAGGCAAAGAGCAATTAGGCTGTACTCTGCCCACATTGCGCACCGTGAATTTGAATAACGGCGAATATGAAAATAAGAAATGTATAATCAGGCAAGGCAAATTACATCGTAAATCAGGCGGTCGCACTTTGCCAGGTCCTAAACACGAAGAATTATGATAGGCGCAATTATTGGTGATATTGCAGGCTCATTGTACGAGTTCGCAAACACACACGATTACAATTTCCCTATGTTTGCACGAGGCGCAAATTATACAGATGATACGATTTGCACCGTTGCTGTTGCAGACGCTATTTTGAGCAAAACGAGTTACAGATATAAATTGCTTGAATGGTGCAGACGCTATCCACACCCAATGGGCGCATACGGTGGCAGTTTCAATGCGTGGTTGCACTCGCCCGACCCACAGCCTTATAATTCATTTGGCAACGGAGCGGCAATGCGTGTTTCTCCCGTTGGTTTTGCCTTTTCAAGTGCCGAAGATGTGAGGCGTGAGGCAACGGCAAGTGCCGAATGTTCCCACAATCACGAGCAAGGCATTTTAGGCGCAAATGTCATTGCGCAAACAATAGCACTTTTGCGTTTGCACAAAGACAAACGATATGCAAAAGAAATGGCTATAAAATGCTATGGCGATGATTATGCTTCACGATTACCCAAGCAGGGTGTATTTGATGAAACTTGCCAAGGCTGTGTGCCGTTGGCTCTGCATTTGTTTGATATGTCGGTATCGTTTGAGGACGCTATCAGGATTGCCGTCAGTTATGGTGGCGATAGTGATACATTAGGCGCAATCGTGGGCGGACTTGCACAAGCCTATTACGGCGTGCCTGATGATATGAAAGAAAAGGCATTATCATACCTGCCCGATGATATGCTAAATGTTGTACTTAAATTCAATGAGAAATATGGCTGCTAATTTGGATTTTACACCCGAAGAATACAAGCAAGGTTATTTGATGTCTTGTAGGTATTACAAAGAGGATAAGGACGATTATTCTCCGCAAGAGCAATCAATCGCCAAAATGGAAAAGGCGTGGATTGACGCTGAATTAAGCGACAATAGTACTTTTATTGACACTTGCATAAAAGAATATAATTTATGCGGATTAAAAGAGTTTGAAATCAGCGATAATGTGCCTATTCGATTAAAGGCTGTTCTATTCAATAGATTTTGCAAATTCAACGAAAGAATAGATGTCGCAGAGTTCAAGGAATTTTATACGAGCATATACAAAAAAAGCGGTCAATAACCGCTTTTTTTATTTGAATTTACAATAGTAACCGCTTGCCGTTTTAACGATTTCAAAGTCTTGTGGTACTTGCTCTAACACTTCAACATCAATATACCATTTACCGTCTGCGGCGTTCCATTCCGCTTTTGTTATGCGCATTTTCGTACCTCGTTGCAATATGATTTCATTCTCGCTTCTTACGGTCGGATTTGAGGCAGATATACCATCCCAGCCTCGCCCGTATGTTCCGCAAGATGAAAATGGTTGCACATAAAGTCCTTTCGTTCCTTTCGGGCAATAGATATTATAAACTACATCTTTGCGCCCTGTCGCAGTAAAATAGGTATTTTTACACGAACCGCAAGACATAAAACTGCCGTCCGTTCCTATCATTCCTACAAGTTTGCTCGGGTCTGTTTTATACGCATTTAGATTTGGTATATTAAACGCATATTCAATACACCACGAAGCATCATCTCGCTTAATCCAATAATCTTTTTTGAATTTGCATTTTTGTAATGCTTGGGTCATTGCTTTTATATGCCTTTCTGTTTCATCAGCACGACCAAAATAATAGTAATAATGCCCTGATATTGCACGCAAAGGCTCGGTAATATAACCGCTTCCGCCCGTATAACCCCATAAAGCCTCTTTTTCTTCTTTCGTTGCAACTTTCCAATACTCGACTGCTTGATGATGAAATTCTTTATCTGCCGTTTGTGGAGTTATACACCATTTCGCTTTGTCTTTTCGTGCTTGTGAATAATCGTCTGCCTTGAATTTAGTTGCCTGCAACGCCCCTTTCTTATCTCGCCTTGCTTGCTCTGCAAGTCGTTTTTGATATTCGATTTCGGCTGCATCTAATTTCGTTTGTATAACGGTCAAATCAGCCTTTGCATTGATTGCTTGCTCTACCTCGTTCAACAATATAGGCACTTTCTTTGATTTGCTCGTTGCTGCCCAAGCCTTAATCTCTGCTATTTTGGCATTGGCTTGCTGTACGCCTTTGGCATATTGCAATTCTGATAACTTATAACGATATGCCGACTGTGCAACTTGCCAAGTCTTAATTGTTTGTTGTATGCCGTACATATTATTTGCAAAATATACATTTGCTTCAAAATCAAGTTTCTTTATTTGGTCATCAAGACTAAAATGCTTTGCAAGCCAATCAATCTTTTTCTTGATTTCGCCGTGTGCAGAGTTTAATTCCGCAAGCGTGAATTGTTTGTGCCAAGTATGTACATCAGGAATAAGGTCAGCGAGCAATGCCTCTTGCTTTTTGATTTCGGCAATTTGACGAGCAAGTGCACGGGTCGCCTCTTGCATTTTCGTAAGGTTGTTTTGATTGATGATTTCTTGCAACGCTGAATAATCCACCTCGCCATAATCCTTTGCGACCGTCAAAACATTGTCCGCTGTCTTGCGTATTAGTTCGTGTTTGTGCTTGCGTTCAGCCCACATTTGCTTGATTTGTGCAATCTCGGCTTCAGTACGATTTGCGTGGCGAATGTCTGCAAGTTGTTTTAGCGTCATTTCCTTTGGTTCTGCGAGCGGCATAAATGATTTTAATACAAATGTACCGTCAGCGTCAAAACTGCCGTTATTTCGCAGGAAATACGGCAAATTTGCGGCATTGCTTATTCTGTCCTGATTGTCGCATAACCATTGCTTGAAATTATCGGGTACATCTCGCACTTGCTGACCGCTCAAATCGTATTCTTTGCCCTCTAATGCCGCTTTCTGCATTTTAATGAAATCATCTTTGCTTGCAAGAATAGGCACGGCATAACAAAAGCATTGCGGATGCCACCCGTCAAATAAAAAGTCTTTCGGGTAGCGACCTGCCAAAGTGTCGCAAATATCAGGTTTTGGGTGTGAGCGTGAAAGATTGATTTGTTGCCCAAGCACGAAAGACATTGCTTGCCACCGCTCATTGTCTGCACGGCGATAAGCGATATTTGTTTCCGTGCGTGCAAGTCGCATTGCGTTTTTGGCTGATGAGCGGTAAACGCCCTGCCCGGGGTGATATGCCTTTGCCGCTTTTGATAAATGCAATTTACCGTCATCGCCACGCACACGGCGGAATAGTTTGTCAGGTTCATTCAGGTATTGGCGCACTCGTCTTGAAATCGTGCTTGCACTTTCGCCCTCGCCGATTGAGGCAGACAAAGATAATTCCATTTCGTTTTTGAGTTGGTCGGTCGTGTTCCATACCCTTTGCGACAAATCCAAACCGCCCTCTTTGCGTTGCAAAAATATCTCCATTGCGTTTGTATTGCGGTCAAGCATTGCCTGAAAATACGGCGATTGCAACGCTTCCTTGCTGAAATTGTCGGTCAGCAATTTGTCTGCTAACTCGTTTGCCGTGTTCCATTCGATTTCTACGCCGTTCCTGATTGCGGTATATACAGCGGCATTTAGTCGGCGCAATTCAGCCTCGACCATTTCCTGCACTTTCTTGTTATCGGCAAACAAGAATAGCCCTTCATCGTTCAATTTGAAAGCAGACAACGGCATTTGCTTCAATATGGTGTTTGCTGTTGCACCAAACAATTTGCGCACTTGTGCTGCGTATTGCTCCGTGCGCAAAAGTAAATCATTATATGGCTTGCTTACGAGTTGCATTTGTACGATTATTCGCCAGTACCGAAGATGTCATTTTGCTTTTGTTCCCGTTCCTCTTTTTCCTTTTGCAGGCGTGTCATTTCCTGCTTGTTATCCTGAATATACGGATTGCGCTCAACAGCGGTTTCTTGCGACAAAATATCTGCGTCTTTGAGGCGTATAATGTTGGTTATTGCTTCGCTGATGTCATCGCCAAACGGCTCTTGCCACTCGTGACCAACTCGCAATTTGTCGAGTTCGGCAGACAAACCAATGTCAAGCACATTGCGAATAATGGCAATAATGAGGTTTGCCGTGCGGTCTAACAATTCATCGTGTTGCTCTTTGTGTTTAGACGCTTTGATGTCTGCAAGCAACATAACGGTGTGTAGAGCCTTTGCCGACAACTGCGAAATTGATTTGAGGCTGTCAAGCGAGATTTTAGGTGTGAAAGACATCGTTAATATCTTTTCCTCTAACCATTCCAACTCCTGCTTTTTGCTTTCGGGTGCGCTGTCCCAAGTCAGATATTTAGCCACATCGTCAAGTTTTTGCCCCTCTTGCAAGCCCTTAATTAAGAGCGTTTTGTTTGGGTCATCACGATTAGGCATATTCTTGATATTGTCGGCAGAAATCATTGCAATAGGATTAGCGAAATAGTCGTTTGTGTCCGCTGTTCCGCTCGCTATTCGTTCCTCACGATTGATAAGTTGCTCAACGCCTGACCATTCTTTGTCTTGCCAAAAGAAAATCATCGGTATTTTTCCAATTAGGTTTTCTTCTTCCTCGATGTCCCACCCAATCAAACCACGAGTACAATGGTATATCGTTTTGGGCGTGAAAATGTCATAATGGTAAGTCGTTTTGCCGTTATCTTTCAGGTAATACCCCCAAGCGGCTGATATGATATTTTCGTATTGGTCACGCCTTACAAAAATATCATCGCCCTTTGATTTGGCAAGCACACGGATTTGCACATCAGGCTTCCCGTCATTATCACGATAGCAACGGAAAAGCATTGCACATTCAGTTTCCGCTCCTGCAAGTCGTTTGCATTGCCTGATTTTGGAGTTAAAGCGTGTGCGCTTTATCACATCTTGAAAAGCGGCAAATGCGTTGTCTGTGTCGTCTGATAACTGCGACCATTTGACGGGGCGACCATACAAGAACACAAGCGAAATCTCATTGATATAGACGGGGTACGGAATAGGGATTTTCCACAAATCCACTTTCTTCACGATTTTGCCGTCTTTGTTGGTAACAATACGAGGCGGCAATTTCATTATTTCGTGCTGTGCGTTATCGTACTCCTTGATTGCCGCTTCAACCGCCTTTTTGTTACTCGTGAATTTAGCCATTGCGCCCGTTATGTCCTTACGAGCAATCAATGTTTCAAAATCTTTGTCTTTGCCAATCAGCATATCCTTTAAGCCGTTTAGCCAATCATTAAAAAGTGCCATATCTATATGATTTATTATTAGTTAAAACAATCCCAATTCGTATTTGCTAATCTCGTCTATATCGTCATCATCGTCTTTTAGCAGGTCATTTATTGCATACCCAAGTATATCAACAAATTCATCGTGCGGCTGATTAGGAAAACCGCAAACCTCGTCTAAAAACGCTTCATTCCACGCACCCTGAACGAGAAAGACACGCCCACACTCAACACGAGGACTGACAGCACGCAATCTTACCTCTTTGCTATCAACGGGCGAGGGTGTGCGTTTTACATTGAGCGTTGAATATTCCCGTAACATCTGTATCACGCTTTCGCCGTTGGCTTTTGGCTCAACATTCAATTTGCTTTCGTCTGCATTGTAATAATGTGCCTTTGCATATTCAGGAAGAAAGCGCAAAAGGTCGGGCATTTCTTTGTACATCTTTTGAGCGTCAAGAATATACAAATCGTTTTTGATACGGCAAGCAGCCATAATGCCTGACGGGTCATTGTCTTTGCCCGCTTTCTTTTTGTTGTACGCTGTATCAAGATAAAAATGCACCACCTCACGGAAACGCAATGCCATAAAATCGGCACGGGTAACGATACGAAACCAATCACGCTTGACGATATTACCACCCTCGATGACTGGGTGTTGTTGGTACAATGCGCTAAATTCACGAGGCGAGCGGGCTTGCTGTTTTTGCAATTTTTCGAGCGAATGTCGACTTTCCCATAAAGGCTCGCCGATGTGCCTTTTTGAGTGTCCGCCGTCCGCTTCTTGCTCGCAAATAGCAGGAATTGAAAGCACCGTCCAATCGTTAGGCTCTGCTTTTAATATACGCCCTGCCAAATCGTCCTCGTGCCACCTCGTCATTATAAATAACTGCTTGCTCTCGTTATGCAAACGAGTAGAAAGCACGGTATTGTACCAATCCCAAACATACTCACGATAAGTTATAGAATATGCTTGTGCAGCGTCCTTTACTGGGTCATCAATAATGGCAATATCTACGGGCGTACCCGTCAATGAACCGCCTACGCCGACCGCTTTGTAAAAGCCCGAATGTCCTACGAGTTCAAAATAATCCACATTCTTTGCAAAACCTCTGATTTTCTGCTTTGCAACGGGGCTGTCGTTGGTGTATGTATTAGGAAAGATTGCAGCGTATTGTGGGCTGTCAATCGTGCGCTGAATAGAGCGTGAAAATTGCTCTGCAAGTGCAGCCGAATAAGAGCAACCTACAATCTTCAAATCAGGATTAAGACCGAGCGCAAACGGTGGCAATTTACGACTGATGATTTCCGATTTCCCGTGCTGTGGTGGCATTAAAACCATTAAATTGTTTTTCAGTCTGCCCTCAATCAGCATTTGGCAATAATCAGCGATAAGACGATGAAACCACTCTAATTGATAATGCGGATTGGCATAACAAAGAAAAGCCGCAAACGATGTAGTCGCCTGCAAGCGTAATCGTTGCTGATACAAATTCAGCAACTTAATGCGTCTGTCTATCTGCTTTGTCCTCATTTCTCATCAATCTTTTGCAAGCGTGCAATTTCGGCATTTATTTGCTCGATTGTTTGCGCCTCGCTCGTGTCTTGCTGTGGTTTGATGTCAATGTTATTGCGTATTCGGTTTTGGTAGTGTTCGGGGTCTAAATTCGTCAAAAGGAAAATTGCGGCTGCAACATTCACGGGATAATGCCTTTTGATTTTGCGCATTTCCTTTATTGTTGGTTTGTCAGGCTGATTGGGATTAGGCTTGTATATAGTTTCGATTGTTTCAGCGTCATAGCCTTTTGCGGCTCTCGCTAATGATAATACAAGTTCCTTTCCCAAATCGTCCTTAAAACGGCTTCTACCACGCTCGACAGCGGTTTTATATTCAGGATGGCGATTGAGCCAGTTGTAATAAGTCTTAAAGTCAATGCCCATTGCATTAACATAATCGGTCAGTTTTGCACCGCCGTACTCAATCAAACCATTTTCAGCAATCCATTCTTCGGTTTGCGTGCATATTTCCTGACAAAAGCGCATTATTCGTGCTGTAAATCAATCATTTTATAAAACTCATTCCGTAGTGTGCAATCAGTCTTAAATGCACCCGTAAAGTGCGAAACCGTCATTGCACCCTTATTCTTCACGCCTCGCATTGTTTTACACAAATGCTGACCACGCATAACGATTGCCATACCTTGGTGCTTACCGTCTAACGCTTCATCAAGCATTTGCACGATGTCATTTGCAAGTCGTTCCTGCAACTGCAAACGAGCGGCGCAATAACCTACAACACGGGCGACCTTTGAAATGCCAAGAATGCGCCCGTCAGGTGCAGGCACATACGCAAAATAATACTTACCGAAAAACGGCAAAATATGATGCTCACACATTGAATAGTAATCGCCACTGTCAAATACCATTTGTTCCGTGCGTTCATCGTTGGCAAAGGTCGTAACCTTTGGCTTTTGCTCTGGGTCATAACCTCTAAATATCTCTTTCCACATACGAATAATGCGGTCAGGCGTTCCACGCAGACCCTCACGGTCGGGGTTTTCGCCGATGTACTGAATTAGCGTTCTCAACGCACATTCAATATCTTTTGTATCTGTAGCGATAGTTTCCATTTGGGGTGTGCTTTTATATATTCAATACAATGCTGTACTATTACAGCGTTTTCTTCTTTGTTGCCCGTATCACACGGCTGCAAATAATAATTCTCTGCTTCAATACCGCAATCGTCAGGCTCGTGCTTATCGTCAAAAATCAGTTTGACCTCGTTAGCCCATTTTTGATTGACGGTGTGAGGCTTTGCAAATGCCACTTTTGGGCTTACCGTTACCCAATCATATTCAAGCAAGATTGCTCGTGTTCCGTTGGTTTCGATTGCCACTTTCTTGCCTGCCTCGTGCAATAGCGACAAAAGCAAATCGGTGTTCTGTAATGTCGGCTCTCCACCCGTCAGGATTACCCAATTAGCAGGATAAGAGCAAACTTCGGCGGCGATTTCCTCTTCCGTCATATCGTCATACGGCAAATGGTTTGTATCACAGAACGGACAAGCAAGATTACAGCCTGAAAAACGCACAAACACAGCAGCAGTTCCCGTGTGTGCGCCCTCGCCTTGCAACGAGTAAAAGATTTCATTTACTCTCATCGTTTTGGCGTTTGATTAGGTTTAACATATATAGCGATGTTGCCCTCGCTTTCCTGCACGCTCACTTTGTAGCAATTCGGTGTTTGCTCGCAAATCCACCGTGCTAAATTCTCGGCAGTCGGATTGAAATTGACTACATCATTCAGGTGCTTATGGTCAAGTTTGCCGTGGATTTGCTCTTTGATTTGTGCAAAGTCAGCAACCATTCCGTCTGCGTTCAGTTTTTCGGCTTTACAATAAACCGTTACCACCCAATTATGCCCGTGCAAATTTTGGCATTTGCTCGGGTATGATAGCGACAACTGATGACTGCCTGCTATCTCCATTCGTTTTAATACATAATACATAAGTTTCAAAGATTTTATGTTAATGTTAAGTTTAAGCCTCGTATTCCGTTGGGTCATCAATGCCTGCACCTGCTAATGCCTCTTTGCGTTCAACACAAGTGCCACATTTGCCACAATGTTTTTCGCCGCCTTTGTAGCAGGAATAAGTCATTGAATAATCCACGCCAAGACGCTTGCCTATTTTGGCAATATCGGTCTTGGTGATGTCGGTGTATGGTGCGCAAAGTTGCACGCCGTCATAAGTACCCTGTATCATTGCTTCTTTGAAATGAGCAATAAAACTTGCACGGCAATCAGGATAGATTGCGTGGTCGCCAAAATGGTTTGCTATAAGTACTTGCTTCAAGCCTCGACTTTCTGCAAGTCCGCAAGCGACAGACAGCATTATGCCGTTCCTGAAAGGTACAACGGTAGATTTCATATTTTCGGCTGCATAATGCCCCTCTGGTATTGCGTCTGCGCCCTGCAATAACGATGAATTGAAATACTGACCGATAAAGGCGAGCGGTATAATGATATGCTCAATACCAAGTTTTTCACAATGATATTTCGCAAATTCAGCCTCTCGCTTGTTATGGTTGCTGCCATAATCAAAAGTAACAGCAAGCGCAATTTCTTCTTTGCGGTCGTGCAATAGTGTAACACTATCCATTCCGCCTGATACGATAATTAAATTGTTTTTCATATTGATGTTATTTTGTGCCTCTTTCAAGCGTGCAACTCCAATCTGTCAAATGAGGATTGCCCTCTAAATAAACCGTTACTTTGGCGTATTTTGGTGCTGCACTTTGCCAAATTTCATCAAGAGCAAGTTGGCAAATTTCTTCAATCAGCAAGTTAAATTCACGGTCGAAAAACCGTCTGTAATCTACGATGTCAATTACTCGTGCATTTGGTACATACTCAACTACCACATTGCACATTTCTTTTACTCCCGTTACTTTGCAATAATTGACAAACGGGCGTATTCTTTCAAACCTAATACTCCCCCCCCCCGCAAATTGTTGTATCTCAATAGTTTTCATATTGTTTATAAATTATTTATTGCGTATTGTTGGAATTTCAACCATTCTTTGAAATTATGCCAAGCGGCATCGGCAGGCGAAATCAGGCGGCGTAATCTTTTGCCACCGTCAATGCTCGTAATTCGTTCAATAGATGAGCCATTAAAACGATGTACCTCGCCAAATCGTCCTGCATTAGTCCAAGTCGTGCTATCTACGCTGTCCCAATGATACACAGCAAGCATTTTGGTTTTGGTGTAACCAAGACCGTGTATGCGTGCGCCATTTTTGTGCGCTGTACGAATAAACCAAGGAAAGTATTTATCGTCTATACGATGTACGGAATTTGCACCTGCAAGACCACCTATTGCAACATAATCATATCGCTTGCACATATCAATGAAATCTTGCTTGCCTCTGTTGGTATGCCACACGGGTATTGACTGCCTTTGCGCCCGTTCCTCAATGCGGTTGCGTAGCATTTTCACATACTCATAGCCCGTAATGTTGTCTATGTCGAGTTCAAAGAAATAGCGTATATTGTAATCTCTCACGAAATCAGCATAAGCGTCTGCGTATTTGAGCCAATCAATCTCGCCTTTCTGCTTTCCTGCTTTCATCGCCATACGGAAAGTAAATGCACCGCTATCAAGCATAAACTTACCGAAACGAGGAATAAATGGCTTTTGCCAATCCTTGAGCGAATAAAAACTCTCCAATGCAAATACCTTTGACGGGTCAAGTTCGCCGCTTAATAACTGCGTTTTTACGCCTGATATGCCACTCAAATATACATCCATATTATTTCACGATTATGCCGTTATAATTGCCAGCGATTGCGGTTTCGATAAAGGCTTTTATCTCGTCCTTTTTGTCGGCGAGTTCGGCAGGTATGATGATTGCCAAATGTGCCTGCCCGTCCTTGTGTTGCTCGTCAGTTTCAGAGTTGAAGAAATCATCTATATTCACATCTGAACTCAACACGGGCAAATCAACGCCCCAATCTTTCAGTTGTTGCTCGTCCCACTCGTTGGCGAGAATATCCCAATCATAACGACCAAAGCCGTTATTGTCAAGAATGGCATACGCTTTCAGGCGTTCAGTTGGCGTGTCTTTCGGTATAATTGCCACGGGTGCGGTTTCGATACCAAGTGCTTGCATAGCACGATAGCGCATATTGCCACCGATGATAACAAAATTGTCTTTGCCTTGCTCATACGCAAGCAAAGTACGATATTGCAACATTTCAGGGTACTGCGCAATGTTCTGTTTCAGAAGTTCCATTTTCTCCTCTGTTATGTAGCGAGGATTGGCAGGCAAGCCGTCAATCTGTCCCTCATTAGGGTGCAACATAGACAAAGGCATTTCCGTAACAAAAGGCGGCAATGTGTGTTTGTCGCTCGATTGTGTTTTTGATGATGTCGGTTTGCTCATAACTCAAAAGCGATTGAAATTCGCTGCAAAGTTAGTAAAAATATGTTTATTAAGCGCACTTTGTCGCATATTTTTTATAATTATTTTGGATTTTTTGGAAAAAATGAGTACTCACACCAAGCGGTGCAAGTACTCATTTACAGCGTTTTGAAACTCTTGTAAAGACCTAATTACCAAATACTTATAATTAAATCTTTCTACCTCTTTTTGCCACGCTTTTTGATTGCCGTTTTGTCTGCCTTTTGCTGACTTGACTTCAATGAAAAGTGCGTGAAAACCGTCTGACGGAATGAGCAAAAACAAGTCAGCCACTCCCGAAACTCTGCCCTCGTCATTCATTCGTGCGCCCTGATGTTGCAAAATCTTTCTTTCGTTGGGAATGTGAAAAAGCAGTTTGTTGTATGTTGGATATTGCAATCTAAACCACTTTACGCATTGCCTTTGTATTTGACTTTCGGGGTACGAATAATGCTTTTTCTCTATCGGTTGTGCTTCCCGTTTTTGCGCATTGTGTGCCTCTCTGATTTTCTCAAATTCTGACCATTTCATATTGCTTGTGAATTATCAAACACATTTATGCTTTAATGTCGATATAATCAGAACGGCAAATCATCGCTTTCATCAACCGAAGGCGAATTTGCTATTTGTTCAAATGTTGGCGTTTGTGCTACCTTTGGTGCATAAGTTTCAAGGTCGCCTAAAATGTAATTCACATTCTCTTTGCGTTCCTCTTTCTTTGGCTGACAACTGACAAAATGCGTATAAGTACGCTCGCCGAATACTTGCGGTTGTTTTTTTTCAACGACTGAAATGTTGAGAAAAACACGCTCAACGCCGTCTTGGCATTTAACTCGTTTGCACAACTCCTTTGGAATGTTGCTCAAACAGATAGAACCATACAATAGTGCCATAATTTTGTTTGTTTTTTTAATGTTTGACAAATAAGTTTATTTTGATTGATTGTTTCATTTGTTTTGTGTGTCTTTTTTTTTGCGTGTGCGTGCGTTAGTAACTATAACATCTGAATATAATACAATAACACTACACAACTGCTATATTTCATAAACGCATACGCACATACGCAAAAGACCGTTATTTTGTCGTTTTCCTGCGTTGTATTGCGTTGAAATTACGCAAACAAGCATTTTATCATAACTGATACCTAAACGGCGTGAAATGAATAATAATGCCGTCAAAAGTAAAAGTGCGATGTTCGGGTGGTATGTTGGCGATTGGCAGGTTTTTGTACTTGCGCCTAACTGCCGTGATTTGTTCGCCGAAAAACCACCAAAACCAATCATCATACAAAAGACCGTCATTGTGGGCTAATGCCTCGAAATCGCTAACAGGCATACCGTCAATAGTGGCAGTCAGGCGGTCAGCGTCAAGACGATAGAACATCTTAATACGCTGATAGCCAACTTGACCTGCACCCAAAACACATAATTCTTCCTGCACGGAGCCATACGGGCGACCGCTCCATTGACGGATATGCAACTCGTGTGTGCCACGGTTGATAGCGTCAATACGATTGCGCCAAAGGTCATAATTTGCCCTTATGGTGTGCAACTTACTATTAGCATTGCCCGTGGTGCGTGTTTCCGATAGAAAAACATTGTTTTCTTTCAGACGATTGGGCATTTGGTCAATGGTTGTCTGCAAATCGTACAACGCTTGACCTGCCGCAAATTTGTCCGCAAAAAAGGTGCTTTCGCCTTTGCGGGTGTGGTACTGCGGAAATACCTTTGATAGAGTGATGATGTACTTTTTCATTGTTTTTTGTTGTTTTTGTGAGTGAGCCAAGATTGGCTCATTCGGTTAAATGAATAGTCGCTGTTGAACGCAGGGCAGGACTTTCTCGTTTGCGAGGCGGAAAAAGTCTTTTTTAATCTCAAATCCGTAGGCTCGTCTGCCCATATTAGCGGCAGCAAGCAAGGTTGAGCCACTACCTGCGCAAGGGTCAATAATTACATCGTTAGGGTCGGTAAACAACTCAATCAGTCGTTCAAGCAACGGGACAGGCTTTTGCGTGGGGTGTACTTTGGGCGTTTTGGTATCACGCCCCCAATCAAAGCAATTAAAGACCATACGCCCGTCATTGTTGAATTTGGGCAGTTTATCCTTGTACAGCACAAGACCATATTCGCAATTACCTACGATTTTCATATTGGCCTTGAGTACTTGCGCACTGAAATTCTTACGGAACACGAGCGGGATATAATGCTTAAAGCCATATCGCTCGCCAAGTTCGATGTAATAGTGCAGTTGCTCAAAGGCACAAAAGATAATCATACACGGTGCTTTTGATTTTTGGCGTGTGCGTTGCCCGCTCGTTTGCTCATCGGCGGGGAGGGTATCAATGTCTGCGTCCGTCATTCCGATTTTAGGCTCTTTGACGAGCATTTGACTGCAAAAGTGCATAAATTCAGCAGGTCGGAAATCTCGGTCGGTATCAAAAAATTCTTTGCCCGCAAGTTCGCTTTCGCCGTTTTTATTGTCGCCGTCCTTGTACCATGCCGGATTCGATGCGTATGCGTTTTTGCCCAAATTATATGGCGGGTCTGCAATAATCAATTGGGCGTGTGGAATTCCGTAAACTTTGAAGTTTTGGAAATTATCATTATAAAGTTCTATCGATTTCATAATTTACCCCCCCCCGTGGGTCTGTGCTTTGGCTCAAAACGATTATTTGAGCAAGCGAAATGCGGTTGCACTTGTATGTGTGTCTTTGTCATTTGGCAATAGCACAAATGGCGTTTGCTGTCTATGCGCATATTAGCACATTGTCTGCAAATCTTGATAAGATTATTACCTAAGTCCATAATCGTAAATGTTTTAGTTGTTATTATTCTTTCAGTCGAAAGCGGTTAATGATTTCGTCAGGTACGAGGTGGATTTTGTCCACGCCTTGGTCGTTTTTGCCGTTTGAAAGGTCGGCAATGGCTCGTTCAATCTCCGCTAAATCATAACCATTGACCTCGGCATTATCCATAAGCAATTTAATCCTGATGAGTTGGTTTGCTTCGCGGCGCATATTATCAAAACGCTGTGCGGCTGTGCTTCCGCTCGTATTAAAGATTGCGCTTGTGATTATGTCGCAAAATTGGTCGTAATAATAGCGGGCTGATTTCATACTGCGCAGCATACCCGACCACATCTCTTTTGCTCGGTGTGAAAGTGGGATTTTGTCGATGTTGAGCGAGTAGCGCATTAACTCCTCTGTGGCGTGTGCAAAAACAAAGCACGCTCCTACTAATTCTTGTTTTTCTTGTTGGGTCATAATTCGTCCTCCTCGATTGTTGAGATTGGCATCCAATGGGTAATATCGTCATAATCAATATGCACGAATTTCCCGCTCACTTTGCTACGATGTGATAGCATTATTTCGTTTTGGTGGCTTCCTTGACCGAAATATACCAATACACATCTATCAATTTCGGGCAAACTATCTTTTACGCTTATCCACCTATGATTGTCGGCGTACTCTGCACCTGCAATAAATGCTTCTTTGCGAATTTGCGTATTTTCCCTTTCGTCAAAAGAAGTTATTTTGCGCCAGGCATATAAGCCCGCTGCTTCTCTGATTTGTTGTTCTCGTGCCATAATTGTAAAATTTTAACTATCTACTTCAAATTTTGCTTTGCGAGGTCGCCAAGTATGCCCACACCATTCGCAGTCGCAAATCGTATGTGAATACTCGCCGTCTTCACCTCTGCCAAATGGCGTTACTACGCCTTTTTCGACTATGTATTCTATCGGATAAGTCCAATAGTCGTGAATTACAAATTGTTGGCATTTGCAATTCGGACATCTCATTTCAGTCATCGTTACTCTCCTTTCCAAATGTTGAAATCGTGATTAACAAAGATACTGCCTGATAGTTGCGAGCGGTCGAAATGTAGGTATTTCAGCACGCTGTCTTTCCAATACACTTTTGCACGGTGAGAATTGGCAATTAAGCGGTTGATATGGTCGTAAAACGCAAACAATTCTTGCTGTGAGAATTGCAGTTTTGCACCGCTAATAAGTCCGATTTTGTACAAGTCGCAATAATTGATAGATTGCTCAATCATTGTGGCACTTTCGGAAAGCGTTATGATTGGCTCAATGCTTGCAAAGGTTTTATATCCTGCATCGTGCAACGCTCGCATTGTCTGTATGCGGTCGATATTTGTGCTTGCACCGCGCTCCAACTCATCATGCCCTGTCAGTGTAAAACCGAAAGCTATATACTTGCGTGTTTCCTGTTCATCAATCCACCTCGACGGAAGGCTTGGAATGAAATCACCACATTTTGTTAGTATCTTACACGGAACTTTGTGGGTTATTGCCCAATCAACTGCGTGTATCGTCAGGCTGAAACATTCTGGAATCATTGGGTCAGATGTGAATGTGAAGAACAAGCCGTGTTTCTGAAGTTCTGCAAGGTTGGCTTGCAGTTCTTCTTGAAACACATTCATAGCGTGTAATATGTTCCTGAAGCACTTTTTCAATGTGGCTTGTGGTTTGCCCATTGCGTGAGCGAGTACACCCCGCTTGCAATAGCAGTAGGCGCAATCGTTGGAGCAACCTACATAGAAATTGCACGCATATTTAGCATATTCGCCTGCTTTGCCTTTCGGCTGATAAATTGATTGTCCCATAAAGCTGTTTGTTAATTAGTTATCTACCGCTTGCACCCTCTTTTAAGAAATGCTTGCAATGGTCGGCGGACGAATTGCAATCTATAAGTTCATTACTGACAAAGCATTTTAGGCATAATGCTTTGTATCCATCCCGCGTGTAGCGACTACGGCGGCATTGTCTGCAAAAGCGAGGTTGAGCGTTAGATTTCATAAATTTTTAATTTTTGCGTTTTCCTGCGTTATTTTGCGTTTTCTTGTGCGAGTTGAGCAATTTATCATTTTTGCAATTTGACGCTGTTAGAACGCAGGAAAAGGCGGTTATTTTTGATTTTACATTATTTTGTTATAGCCAAACTTGACTACAACGGTTAAATTTTATCGTTTGCTGTCGCCTTTAAGGTGGATAACATTGTAAGTTTTGAACCTATCCACAAGGCGACCAAACTCGTCTTGAAAGGTGGTTTTTATTTGCGCTACATCAAGATTGGTTGTTATGTGTGCGTATTTGCCTTGCAAAGTCCAAATTTCATTGCGAGCGTGAAAAAACTCATCAATCAAGAGTTGCATATCGTTGCCGTAGTATTTCTGCGTCTGCAAGCCTACATCGTTCAGACAAAGATTGACGGGCTGACCATTAAAGGCGGTTGTGTTTTGCTCGTTGTAGGTGTATTTGTCAAGATGTGAATTGAGTTTGTAATAATTCAGCATTTGTGTAACACTTACATTGTGAAAAAACATCGGATTGCGTGTTTTTTGCAGATACAACGAGAAAATATCCATAATAAGCGTTTTACCTGCACCCACATTACCGCAAAGCATAATGTTACGGTGCAAGGTATAATGCTTATCGGGAAAGACATCAAGAGCCAAAGGGCAGTTATTGAAATAATACAGCAAAAAACGCAATACGGGGCGGTTATCGTCATCAAGCAAGAAAGTTCTGCCTTGCTTCACAAGTATGCTTTTTGCGCAGTTGAGCAAATATCTTGCGTGCCAATCAAACACCTCTTTTTGGGTCAAGTCAGGGTATTGATATTTATGCTCCTCATCTTTGCCTTCATCAACAAGTCGCTTTACACGAAAATTGTAATCGTGATTAAGTTTGTTGATTTCGGCTTGCGTGTCCGCAATCTGCTTTTGCAATGTCACCTTTTCTTCATCGCTCATTTGTGCGGTGTCGGTTTGTTGCAAATCAGAAAGTGTCTTCGTAGTTTGGCGCAGACGGCTGATGATGTTCTGCGGGTCGAGGATTTGCGCTATTGTTTGTGGTGTTGTCATAATTACCCTCCAAAACTTTTTGAAAATTATTAGGCTTGATTAACCAATCAAAAGTGAGTTGCCAACTGCGGGCGTTTTGTCCTTGCAGGAAAGACGATTTTACTGCTTTTTGCACGGCGAGCATAAATGCTTCTTTGCCGTGTTGGCGTATGCGAGCCTTGACGCTTTCACGGCGTTTGCCCGTGATACAAGTAATGCTATTGAAAATACCTTTTGTTTGCGTGTTCCAAAATTCGAGTATTTGCGAATATGAAATAATCTCTTTTTGTTTTGTACGCTCACAAACGACTAACTCATCGTCTGAAAGTGCGTTTGCACTTTCAGACAAAGATGTATTTGATTTATCAGATACATCTAATAATGTTTCGTTTTGTTTAAGTTTAGTTTTGTTTATAATAGTATCGGTTTGTATAGAATTTTCATTCAAGTGTAATTCATTTGTATCTTCAATTGATACATTTGTATTACTTTTGTATGATTTACTCGATACATTTGTATCTTCATTTGCATTATTTGTATTTGGCTCTGCTTGATTTTCAGCAAGTTGCTTTTCTTTCGCCTTTGCCCATCGCTTTTGTATAGCCTCACGGCGTTTTTGCGAGATAAAATGTGCTTTTTCTATTTGCTCATTTTGGCGTTGAATGAATTTAGGCGAATAAAAGCGTGTGCCGTCATCAGTCAGTTGGAATAATCCGAAATCATTTACTACCGCTTTCACTTTTGCTGTTTCACAATGAAAATCGTAGGCTAATTTGTCATATTCCGTTGTGCAGGTCAAATCGTCAGTTTCTGATAATCGTTCAAGTAGCATAAAGTATATACCGTACCCCTCTACTCCATATTGCATACGCAAAGCGATAATTTTCTCATCGTATCTTGCGTTGCTGCTGTGTGAAAAGTATTTTATACCGTTCATTGTTGTGCTTGTTTATGCGTGGGGCAAAAACGCCCCTCGCATGTTGATTATTCATTAACTTCTTCTTGCTGCTCGTCCGTGCTGTCAGCGTTTTGCTCGTCTGCGACTTCCTCAAATTCTACATCGGTAATATCTCGGTCATCGTGTGGAGCGAGTGCCTTTTGCTCGGCATTGTCGGCGTTTTCTTCCTCGCCGTTAAACTGCATTTCTCGCTGATGTTCGTTCGGGGTCATATCACGCTCATAGACGAGAATACCAAAGCGGTCGTAATATGCCACACGGCGAGCTTCATAATCGGGATATTTCCAGCAACCCTCAAATCGTTCCTCGCACTTGCGGCGTATTTGTTCCACAAGCGTATTACGCACGTCCTCTTTGTCTTTTTTGCGAGTGTTGATACTTTGCATTAACTCGGTCTTTTCTTCTTCGAGGTCGATGAGTTCAGTAACAACATCGGCAAGCGTTTCACGCTTCTTGGCGAGTTCGTCATCGGTGTAGCGATGTGTGTAATTGATTTCCTCACGGCGGATTGCCGTTTTTGCCATTGCCTCTACACGCAATTCGGGTGCGAGGTCTTGAAAAATACTTTGTTCAAACATAAGGCGTTTTGTTTTAATAAGTTATTTAATACGGTTGATTGTTTGTTAGATTGATTGTAAGTCCTGTTTTTGCGGCGTAGGTTGGAATGCCCGTTTGTGCTTCGATTTCCTGCGCGAATAACCGCTCATCGCTGTTATTGTCTGATAAGTGAATTAAAACGATTTCACGCACTTGGGAGAGGTCATTTGCCGCAAGTATTGATTTGGTTGTTTGCAGTTCAATATGCGACTGCAAAAGCCTTTCACGCATTGCGGCAGGCACTCGCCCGCTTTGTATGTTTTGTTCTAAAATGAAATCGCTATAATTGGCTTCAAGCAAGATATGATTTAGTCGTGGTACAACATATTCAAGCAACATCGTGTCCGTTACAAAAAGCAATCTACCCATTTCGGCGTGGTCGATTACAAAACCCATACAAGGTACATCGTGCATAACCTCGAAAGGAAAGACAGCAAATTCGCCTATTCGGAATTTGATGTGTGGCGTTATCTCGTGGCAAAATGGTTGATTGGTCAAGTGTTTTGCCTCAAATACGCTACGATGAGCATAAATGTTGATACCTGCCTGCTGTAACTCACGGGCATAGCCTGCGTGGTCGCTGTGGCAATGAGTAATAACAACCCCGACAACTTGCGAAAGGTTGAAATCAAGTGCTTGCTTCACATAACGGGCTTTAATACCCGCCTCAATAATGAGCGTTTGGCGTTCTGCTTGCAACAAATAGCAGTTGCCGTTGCTGTTACTACCCAATACCGTCAGTTTCATACAATCAAAATTTTAGTTGGTTAATACGGCGCATTTGTTGGTGCTTGCACTTGTGGTGCTTCTTCCTGCGTTGGGCGTGGGTCGTCTTTGATTTCCGCTGCTTCTTGGTAATCCACATCAAGGACTTGACGATTGCCACGCTCTTCAATTTCCTGCTGTCTGCGGTCGGCTGCGTCCAATTCAGAATGTGCCATTTGGTCTGCGCTATCCATCATTTCGATAGACATCATACCGTTCTTTGACAGATTACGGCGCACTACGGTTTTGAGTGCCATATCGTTGAAATTGCCGAGCCACCCCACAGCACCCGATTTCGGCTCTTGGTGTGCAATCTTAATCAGGTTATCAACCGTGATTTCTTTTACACCTTTGAGCGTTGGCGCATAGCGTTTTGCATATCGTGCCATTTCTTCGAGCGTCATATAAAGCATTGATTGGAAGCCGTTGATGAGTTCAAAGAATGAGAAATAGCCGATTGGTTGGTCTGATTTCGGCTCGCCCGTGATTGTGAATGTACCAGCAAGGAAATTGCGGTTTACTTGCTGACCCTCATACACAAAGCCCTCGTTGATGTACTTATATTTGCCCGTGCGCATTGCAAGTTGTTTGTAGCCTTTATAGCCGATTACAAATTGCGGGGTCATCACTTTTGCCCAAGTGCCGTCAGGTTGCTTTACATTGTTATTGAAAGGCAGCACATACGCAAATCCGAGTGATTTGTTTAGTGGGAGTTTGAGCGTTGCAGCACGCAAACATTCTGCGACTACAGCAGACGGTTTGCATTGTTGCAGTTTTGGTTCGCTTGTGAAAATGTCAATCATTGACGCTATGAAAGCGTCTTTGTTTTCTGCAAGCGCATTTTGAAATTGCTCTTGTACGCTATCAGAATTGATAACTTTTTTGAGCAAATCCACGGGGCGAGGTTGTTTTGTTGTTACTGCGCCCGTTGGTTGTTGGCTGTTCTGTTGCATAATTGTTGAAAATTAAAATGTTATTTAGCACTATTGCCGTTATAATATAGTTAATTGGTTATCGTTAGAAACCACGAGGCGAATGAGTTGTGATTGCGTTTGCAACAATTCATTTACACTCTCTGCGTTATCAATGAAGATTGGCGCACAAACACCATAATACTTGCAAATTGCGTATATTATATCTAATCCTGCATTGATTTTAGCGGCATCGTTGATGTCGGAGAAAGGCACGCCATTAACCGTTGCTTCGCAACATTCAACTTCGCCACCGTTGATTTGTGTATCATACATCTTAAAGCGCACGATTGAGAATAAACCGTTGATACGATTTTCGACTGCTTCAACCTTTGCACGCTTGAAATTAGCAACGGTAAATTCTGCCTTTTCGAGGTCGCTAATGGCTTGTGCGGCGTTTTGGTATTCAGTCTGCAACTCTTGTATGCGTTTGCCTGCGCTTTCGATTTGTGCCTTTGCTGCAAGTCGTGATTTGAGTTCATCAATGTTGGATTGTAAAACTTGTTTTGCTTGCAGTAAATCGCTGTTTCCTGCGTTTTCTTCTCGTGGCTGTGCAATTTGTTCATCCACATCGTCAATCGCTGACAAAACGGCGATATACGCTTCATCTGCCATAATTTTTGACTCAACATTGGGCTTGCTGACGAGTTTCCAATTATAGGCTTCCGATTGCTCGATTTCGGCGCACTCGTTTTGCAGTTTCTCAATCTCTTTGCGTATGTCCTCAATGATTGCTTTCTTCTTGTTGTTACTCTCAACGAGTGAGCGACCATTATTCACATTTTCAGACAAACGGCGTGCTTTGTCGGTGTTGAATAAGGCTTGCATTTCCTCAAAGCGTGCTTGCAAATCGTCATCTCCAAAACGCCGTCCGCAAGTCGGGCAATAAGTTTGCTTTTCGTCCATAACAAAACGCTCTGCGCTGATGTCGGCATACTGATTGCGCAAAGTATCAAGTTTGGCTTCGTCCGTTTTGAGTTCGGCAACTATGTAATTTATTTCTTGTTGGCGTGCCTCAATCGTATTTTTACGGCGTGATATTTCGAGGTCTGCGCTGTTTTTTGCGCTGAAATGATTTTGCCAATCAGCAAGATATTTGCGCTGCAATTCAGAATAAAGCGTTTGTGCGGCGATTTCCGCCTCGTGTTTTTTATCATATAACGCTTTGGTCGCTTTGTCGCTTTCGGTCAGTTTAGCGTTAATGTCGGCAAGTTGCCAATCAATACGCTTTAATGCTTCACTTTTTTCGTTCAACTCTTTTTCGAGTGCGCCCCAATCCTCAACGGCAGGCATATTGCGCTTGCACTCGTCAATGCGTGCAGGAATGGTTTGCATTTCGTCCTTGATACGCTTTTTCTTCGCTGCGACCTCTTTTTGATAATCGACTAATGATTTGCCTTGTAGTTGTGCGAGCAATGTCGCAAAGTCAGCATTTTGCTGTGCGAGTTCGTCATCGCTGATTGTTCCTGCCATACGGAAAAGCAATGTGCGTTTTACATCGTCTTTCTGATTGTTGAAATACAGCGGATTGGTAATAAACTTAAACACATCTTCACTACAAATATCAGCGATTTTGTCGTTAAATTCTTTCACGCTGCAAGGCACATCGTTATACAAGCGTGTTTCTTCGTGTCCTTCAAAAACCTCTTCGCTTGTACCTCTTTTGCGTGTCCATTTTTCTTCATAACGGCGTGTGATAGTGATTTCCTCGCCATTAACCGACAATATCACTCGTACCTCGTGCGGTATGCGTTCAATCGGTTTGCCGTCAGCGTCAAGCGTTTTAATGTTAAATGATTTGCGGTCGTGGCTATCTTTGCCGAATAAGCACCAAGTAAAGCCGTCAAAGATTGATGACTTGCCAAGTGCATTGCGACCGCTGATTGTTACGAGTGGCGCACCGTCAAAAACAACGGTAAATCTACCACCTTTTGCTTCCGTTCCTAATCCTTTGAAATTCAGGAACTCGATTTGTTTTAATACAATCTGCTTCATAAGGCTGATTTTGTTAAATTGTTAATAACTATTTGCGTTTATGCGTTTTTACATAAGTGTTTGCTTGTGTCTGCAAATCGGTGTTGCTTGCAATACGATTTTGCGTTTGCCATTGTTCAATTTCGGCACGCTTGAAATATAAATGTTTGCCTTGTTTGTAATATGGGATTGCGTTTGAATTTGCAAGGTGATAGACATTATCTTTCGTACAGTCAAGCAATACGGCGACTTCGGCAACATTGAATACATTTTTTGCCGCTATCAGCAGTAATCTTTCTATGCGTTCCAAACGCTCGTTCATTGCCTCGCTCATCATTCAGTCCTCCAATTTGATTTTGCCCGTTGTTTCCCAATAATTTGCAAGGAAAGCAAACAATGCCATTATTACAAGTCCGACCAAATGCACGATGATAAAAATTGCCAAATCATCGCTTTCGCTCATCTCGAGTATGAGTGCCGAAGTAAAAAGGAAAGCACAAAACCATACTCGCCAATTACGATATTGTTTTTCTATTTTCATTGCTGAACGGGGAATAGTTCGTTAATATCAACACCCAATTCTTCTGCGATTACCTTTTGCGCAAGGCGATTGGGTATTTGCTTGCCTGCAATCCACATTCTGACCGTATATTCGCTGTTTTCACAAATCTCAGCCATGCGAGTTACAAACTGCTCTGCCGCAGTAGGCTTTGCTTTTTCTTTGAGGTATAATTCTTGAAAAGTCATATTGATATAATTTTTAGTTGTTTGTCGTTTTATCCTCGCCCGTTGCAGAACGGGCGAGGTAGTATCAAGGTTTCAAGATTAAATGCGGGGGAGCAAGCAGAACGCCCTGACCAAACCGTTACTGCTCTTATTATTGCCGTCCAAACCGCCATTGCCGCTATTCAGTATATAAGCACTGCCCTGACTATACTCCGAAGATGACCAATAACTGTTGTCCTCATTCAATGGGACTGCAAGATTATTCTTTTGTTCGTGCAAATATCTTAATGTTTCCTGCACCTTTACGAAATTAACCATTAGGAATGCCAACTCACCGATTGCAGGTAGATACCACCGTCCGATGTCATCATAACTCGTTCCGTTTGTTGAATAGCGATTGCACGCCATAGCGGCAGGATAATTGCCAGAATTAGCGTTGTTTTTCAGGCGTGAGGTCGTTAGCCAACTATCATCATCAACCAAACGCAGAATGGCGAGTGTGTTTGCTTTTCCGTCAAGGTCAGAAAGGAATGATTTGTGATTTTCACGACCAAGCCCAAACAAAGTGTTGAATGAACCGTCTTTGAGATATGGTGACGGCAAATAATTCTCTTTGTCCGAATACCAATATCTGCCCTCGCTGATTGTGCTTTCATCACCATTGAAATCCTGACGGGAACAAGGCAGCCAGCCATATAAACCGCTTTCGGTTTCGTCAGTGCTTTGTTCTGCAAATGTCTGACCGTTCATTTTGTCTTCGCTCCAAGCAGTCAAACCGTCAATATGTCTGCCCGTAGCGTTGCCGTCCTCGTCATAATAACCGCCAAAACGCAAACGTTCACCTTCGGTTGTGCCGTTATCAGGTGTCTTGCAAGACATATTCACAAGCGAAATCATGCGGGCTTCGTTGCCGTCGGGTAAAATGTCTTGTTCCATCACAATTACGCCTATTGGTTGATAATGCTCGTTGCAATAGTCGCCCGATTTGTATTCTTCAAGCGATACGGTTTCGATGCGCACCTCATTATGCTTTTCGCCGCAATCAAAATGCGCAAGCACAATGTCGCCTGCTTCGTGTTTGCGGTCGTTTTTTGCGCCGTTTTGGCGTTGCTTTGCATTAAGCAATTCTAATACTTGCGCTGTTAATTCGCTCAAAAGGCGGTTTTCAACGCTTGCAACTAAATCTTTTGTTGCTTTTGCGATTGCCTCACGCACTTGCGCTTCAATCTGCTGTTGGTTGTTAGTTTTCATCGTGATTATTGTTTTTGAATTTGATTAACATAGAAGAATTTTAAGCCGTAGCAATGCTTTGTGTTTGCTCGCAAATTACGACTGATTAACACTCGCACATTGTATTGTGCAGGTTCTGAACCTCTGCAAAGTCCGGCTTCAATGACTGCTTTTGAAGCGGCTGAAATACTTGGAAAATCCCATCTATTGCCGTTTGCGTCTATTGCATAAATCGGCGTATTATGACCGCAGTTGCTGTAATTAAATGCTTTGCGGTCTTTCAATTCGATTGTTTGTTGGCTGTTTTTCATATCTCATTGAATTTAGAAAGTTGATAATTCAGGAATTATAAGCATAGTCTGCTTTGGTCGCTCAATCGGAAATCCACACGGTCGTATTCTTGCTGCGCCCGTTGCAACTGATTGGCGTAAATTTGTTTGATTGCTTCACGATAATGCTCGCACTCTATGCTGTCCCATTTGTTGATTTTGCTTGCGATAAAATCAATTCTTTTTGCGTATGCAAGGCTTTCAAATCGTGCTTCAATTTCGCCCGTGCGTTTGTCAATGTTGCCAATCCAATTGCCATTGTATGATATATTGAGGCGGTTTGGTCCGTCGCTGATTTCCCAAAGGTTCAAGCGAAACTCGTTGCCGTCAATCGGTGTTTGTGTGTTGAACTGCACGGCACGGCAACAATGCAAGTTTGACAATTTCAGTAATAAATGGTTCTCTGACCAATTAGCAATTTTCTTATTCAT